CTACTCTGCCGTCCCGACGGGGCAGGCGCGGCACTTTCGGCAGTTGATTCCCTGGCCGCGCATCAGCCGCCTCACCCGTGCCTGAATCGCGGGCTCAACCGCTGCTGCTGGGGCCAGAATGCAGACGATTTCGCCGTCGACCTCCAGGACCTGAGCCTCGAAGTCTGGCCGATCGAACGTCACTACCGTCGTCATAGGTCCCCCTTGTGCGTTCGGAAGACCCCCCAGGTGGATGCCCAGACTTACACGTGTGACGGCTGAGCAACAGAGCGTTGTTGACGGAAAGTCGACAGTGGAAGGTCACGATCCGGTTACGGGGGAAAGGTTGTGCGGCTACCGAAGGTAACTACTCGGACTTCAGTACCCCGCGCTCCTTGAGCTCGCGGAACATCTCGTCCTTCAGTGCCTTGGCTTCACTCAGGGTGAGGTGGGGCGCGGTCAGCTGGGCCGACTTGTCGAACGCGCGATCGATCTCCTCTCCCAGCTTCGCGAAGTCCCGGATCTGAGCGCCCTCGATGAGTTCCGTGCCGTCGAGCAGGGTGATCGAGTCGGCGGCGCCGTTGGCGACAGCTTCGGAGGAGCCGGGACGAAAACCTAGGCCGAGGTCCAGCTTTGCGTAGGTGGTGGCGCGGACTCGCTGGGGCGGAGACGTGTCCGCCCCCTCGATCTTTCGGTAGGTCGTATGCGAGATTCCGCATGCGTCGGCGGCGGCTTCCTTGCTGGCGAAGCCCAGCGCAACTCGGCGCTGAGTGACGAGCGCCGCAAGTTTTTGCAGGTGGCGCGTGACGTCGCCGCTGATGGTGGCCATGCCGAACATGATGCCAGCGACCGCCAGCGACCACCAGAAACAACTTGGTTCATGACCAGAACATGGCGCCAGGTCGCCCCGGGTGCGCGCCGGACCCTCGCTGTTACTAGCGGAAACACTCGACAAGAATAAGTTACCCGTGCGTACCGCTAGTTTCCGACAGTTTGATCCGCTAGTTTCAAGGCATGGACAGACCCCACCCCACCTTCCCGGTGGATGGGGCGGCAGTCCGCAAGCGCCGCATGGAACTCGGGATGACCCAAGCCATGTGCGCCGACGCCGCCTCCATCTCGCGCAGCTACCTCGCCGAGATCGAGACCGGACACCGGCGCGCAATGCGGCCCCCCAAGTACGCGGGACTTCGCACCGCCCTCCAGATCCAGCTCGACGACCGCAGGCTCCTCCTCCCCACGCCGGAAGAGCAGCACGGAAAGGAAACCGATGGCCGCCACGAAGGCGCCCCCCGCCCCCATCCCGACTGACCGGCTGGAACAGCACTTCAACGTCGCCAAGGCCGCCGCGCAACTCGGCCTCACCGACCCCGATAACCCGGACGACAAGACCGGCCACCGCTGGCTGAGGGACGGCTTCAACCGCCCCGAGGACGGCAGCAAGGGCCGCAAATTCCCCGGCTTCTACATGGGGCGCGAGTTGATGTTCAGCGAGTCCGACCTCGTCGTCATCACCCAGATCGCCCGCGAGGAGACCGTCGTACGGCAGCGAGCGAAGGACCAGATGCCCGTCTCCACCGGGCGCCCGCGACGCCTGCGGCGCATGGCCGGTACGCCGGCGCTCGTCGACTGACCCCACACACGCCGAAGGGCCGCTCCGACTTGCCGGCCTGAGCAGCCCTCGACTCGGTGCTCAACCACCATCGAAAGGAGGAGCCTCCGTGGCTCCATCATCCCCTGAACCGCGCGAGGTCGTGAAGCTCGACCTCTCCGCCGGTTCCATCGACACCGTCATGGTCGACGGTGAACCCCACGTCGTGTTCCGTCCCGCCGTTGAGGCGATCGGGCTGGACTACTCGTCGCAGCTCCGCAAGCTCCGCGACCGTTCGTGGGCCAACCGTAGGGATATCCCCACGGTTGCCGAGGACGGCAAGAACCGGCAGATGGTCGCGGTGGACGTGCGCACGTTCCTCATGTGGCTCGCCACGGTCAACGAGAACAAGGTCGCCGACGGTGTCCGTCAGACCCTGGTCGCCTACCAGCAGGAGACAACGATCGCGGTCAACGCCTACTGGACGCAGGGCGGCGCGATCAACCCTGCGGCGTCGGTGGAACAGGTGCAGGACCTGCGGGTGCGCCTCGACGGGGTGGAGCGGGCGCAGGTCGCCCGTGAGCGTCTGTCGGCGATGGGGGTGGCGAAGCAGTTCGGTCTCGTCAACTCGTCGTACGTGGAGGCGATGGCGCGCACCGAGCTGGCGCGGATGTCCGGCGAGGAGCCGGACGTCGACCCGCTGGACGTGACGATCACCTGCGACGAGTTCCTCGACGGCCGGGGTGTCGGTGACCGGGACCGGGGGTCGGCGCGTACGCGGCTGGGGAAGACGGTGGCCGCGCTGTACCGGGCGAGGTACGGGCGGGACCCGCAGAAGGTGAAGCGCCCGATCAACGGGGTGCACCGGGACGTCGCCGTGTACACGCACCGGGACCTCGACTTGTTCGACACGGCGTGGGCGGAGGTCGGCCGGCACTACGACGTGCAGGGCGCGATCGAGTTGGGCGGTGCGGCATGACGGAGATCTCGAAGCGCGCCGAGCTGATCGCGGGGCTGCGCGGGCTGGCGGACGCGCTGGAGTCGGACGTGTCGTTGCCGTTGCCGGTGGGGCAGACGCTGCACGTCCCCCTGTCGACGAATGCGGCGGTGGAGGAGTTCGCCGCCGAGCGTGGGCTGACGGTTGAGTACGACGGCGAGGGCAACGCGAGCGTGGACATCGCGTTCGGCCCGATGACCTACGACGCATACGGCTACGTGGACTTCGGCGAGCACCAGAAGCGCCGCGCCGAGCGGAACGCCCGGGACTGGGCGGAGCGGAACGGGCTGGAGATTCGTCCGGTCGACGCCGGAGAGGTGTCGTCATGACGGAGTTGTTGATCCCGGTCCCGCTGCACGTGTCGCCGGTCGCGCGACCGACCACGGTGCCGCAGGTGTTCCGTGCCGCTGCCCGCATCCTCGCCTCGAACGGTCTGTACCAGGGCGACTTCGTCCCGGACGCGTTGGACCGCGAGATCTGTGTCCCGCACTTCCTGCGCCCGATGTCGGTCGTGGCCGCACTGAAGTGCGCGACGACGGGCGACCCGCATCTGACGCTGCCGCTCGCGGACGAGGCGATCGGCCGGCTGGCGTTGCGGCTGGAGGTCGACGGGGAGGGCCCGCTGTACGGCGGGATCTTCGACCTGGAGGCGCACATCGACGCGTGGGGTGACCTGGAGGGCCGGACCACGGAGTCGGCGGTCGCGATGCTGGAGCACGCGGCGGACGTCTGCGAGGTGACCCTGTGAGCGCCCCGCTGGTGGTGAACACCACCGACAACGTGGTGTGGGTCCTGCGCGCCGACGCGATCCGTGACGGCCAGGCGTTGTACGCGCCGGAGCCGTGGCCGCAGATGCCGGTGCGGTTGATGGCGACGTACGCCGAGTTGGAGGCGCATGGGATCGCCGGGGTGGCGTACGCGCTGCCGATGCCGGTGGGCGACGCGGCCGAGGTGTTCGTTCCTCGGACGGAGCGGTCGTACTGGGTGGCGATCGCCGACGCGTTGAACGCGGCGGCCGACGCGGGGATGCCGGTCGGTGTCGACCCGGACGGGACGCTGACGGATCACCGCATGTGGTCGGTGGTGTGGGACCGGCCCGCCGAGCGGTGGACGGTCGCCGGATACGACGGCGAGCCGGACGGGATCGACCGTCTGATCGCGCCGACGCAGGCCCTCCAGTTGGAGGACGGCGTCGAGATGGGCGGTGCGTCGTGATCGTCGTGGAGTGGCTCCTCTGGTTCGCCATCTTCTACGCCGTCGCCTTCGCGTACTGCGCGATCGACGTCCCCGACCTCTGCGCCCGCGCGGCGCACCTCATCTCCGACCGCATCCACCGTGGGGGTGTTCGATGACGACCGTCTACGTGATCACGTCCGGGGCCGCCTGGTCCGGGGCTCGGCTGACCCTTCAGGCGGCGCAGGCCGCCGGGCTCGCCATCGAGGAGCGGCTCGCTTTCCGGGGCGGCTGGCGGTACCGGTGGGAGCGGTCCGACCGGCCGGGGATCTGGGTGCTGTGGCACCGCGACGCCGAGCAGCCGGCCACGTGGGGGCGGACGGGCCGCGAGGTCCGCGCGGTCGACCTGGACCTGTCCGGCGTCCCGGTGGAGGTGCTGTGGCAGCTCGCCGCCGACGTGCTGAACGAGTTGTCCGGGCGGGGTATCGCGATCACCGCCACCCGTGAGCAGGGTCCGGCGTACATCGGCCCGAACGTGTACGACGGCATCCGCCCCGCGAGGCCCAGCCACTGCGTGACGTTGGCGGATGACGGCCGGTGGGTGGTGGAGGACCGGACGCCGCGCTGCCCGGAGTGCCGTACAGAGCTGCCGCATCCGGGGTTCCCCTACTGCTCGACCCGGTGCGCCCGCGCCGCCGACAACCAGGACGGGGGCCTGTGATGGCCGTCTACGACCGCGAGCCCGACGAGGGCGACGAGCAGGACATCGCCGACGAGGTGTCGTACGCCGACACCGGACGGCCGTGGGGTGCGCGGGCCATCCGGCACCCCTCCCACGCCCGGACCCGCAAGCACTTCAAGGCCAACCCGCTGCCGACGCAGCAGAACCGGAGGACCGCATGAGCGCCCGTGAGCGCCTGGAGTTCATGATCCGCACCGAGCCGAGCGACATGCGGATCCGGTCGGTGGAGGAGGCGCGTGCCGCCATCGCCGCCTACCGCGTTCAGGTCCTCGTCGAGGCCGCGCTGTGGTTCGAGCGGCGCTGCCCGGAGGCCGGCGGGACCCTGCCGCTGTGCATGTGCCACGCGGCCCCGGAGCTCCGCCGGTACTCCGAGGGCGGTCCCCGATGAGCACGCGCCCCCTGCCTCACGACCGGTACATCGGGGCCGTCGTCGACGCGCTGACGACCGACGGGATCGAGCCCGACGACTACTGGACGTCCGACGCGAACATCGACCGCTACGACTCTGGTCCGGACGCCGGGTGCACGACGATGCTCGACGCCTACATCGACTGGGACACGTCGCCCGCCCACGAGCACGGGATCGCCCTGCTGTGGGAGCAGCCGGCGGAGGAGTGGATGTGGGCGCCGCGCGCCGAGGAGGGCCACCTCGCCCGCGACCCCAAGTTCCTGCCGATGTTGGGCCGGTACGCCACGCCGAACGCGGTCGTCGCCGTCGTGCGCGCCCTGCTGGCCGGGACGCCGCTGCCCAAGGAGCACGCCCCCGACTGGGACGAGGCCGACGAGGTCCGCCGGGCCGTCGCCGTGTGGGTGGCCGAGTGACCGCCCGCGACTGGTTGTACGAGCGGCTGACGGGCGCCCCCGTCCCGCCGGACGAGGCCACGACCGGCATCGACGCCTACCGCACGGAGGTCATCACCCGCGCGGTAGGCCGACTGCGGGCCATCCCCGTCGACTGCACCGCGCTCACCGGCCCGGTCTGGTACGGCGACGGCTGGAACTCGGCGATCACCTGCCTGGAGGACATCGCCGACTACCAGCCCCCGGACGACGAGGCGTACCCCGGCGAGCTTCAGCGGCTCCGCGCGCTCGCCCTCGCGCTGAGGGTCGCCGTACTCCGCAAGGAGGACCTGACGAGGGCCCAGCAGCTCCTCGTCGCGCACGCCGAGTACGAGATGACCGCGCGCGAGCAGGCAGCCGCCAAGGCGGTGACCGAGTGAGCGCCGCGTCCTCCCGTGAGCAGCGCCTTGCCGCGACCCTCGCCGTGATCCAGGGCGGCCGTGGCGCGTGGAGCGTGGGCCGGTTGCAGCGGCACCGCCGAGCCCACGGCGCGCCCGCCCAGCGCAGCACCGCCCGCCGTGATCTCGCCGAGCTGGCCCGCCGCGGACACCTCACCCAGTGCGGTCCGCACGACGGCCGCTACTACACCCTGAGGAAGGACCAGCCGATGAGCAGGCGTGCGCGCCGTACCCACGTCGACCACGCGGCGGTCGCCGCAGCCCTCCGCGCCCAGCCCGGCGTGTGGCTGACGGTCGGCGAGTACCGCAACGCCGACACCGCCCGCACCATCAGGCGCCGCATCGAGGAGGGGCAGCGCGACGTCGGCCGTAACTACCAGCCCGCCGGACGGTACGAGACCCGGGCCACGCTGACCGACGACGGGACGCTCATCGAAGCCCGCTACCTCCCGCACCTGCTGCCCCGTCGTACGCCGCCGGCCGCCACGGCTCTCACGCAGACCGACGCGGCCCGCGTCACCGGGCAGATCGCGCGCGGCGAAGTCCTCGCCGGGCCTGAGGGCGCGCGCCGGATCGCGGCCCGCCACGAGACCGCGTACGGCGACGTCTGGGCCACCGACGCCGACCGGGCGTGGGCCGACGCCATCAACGACATCACCGCGGGGGGCGCCTCGTGACGACGACTGTGCAGGCCGGGACTCAGGTCCCGGCCGCCGGCCCCGTGGCAGTCAACGTCGAGCCCGGCCTGTACGACATCGACGCCGCGACGTACCACGCCGACCCCATCCCCGGCGGCAGCCTCTCCTCCACCGGTGCCCGCAAACTCGCCGCGTCCTGCCCCGCCAAGTTCAAGCACTGGCTCGACCACCCCGAGCCGCTCACGAAGGCCCTCGACCTCGGCACCGCCGCCCACCGGCTCGTCCTCGATGACGGACCCGAACTCGTCCTCGTCGACGCCGCCCGCTGGGACACCAACGCCATCAAGGCCGAGGTCGCCGCGATCCGCGCCGAGGGCAACATCCCGCTCAAGCGGCCCGAGCTGGAGCAGGTCCAGGCGATGGCCGCCGAGCTGCGGAAGAACCCGGAGGCGGCCCGGCTGCTGGAGCCTGGGTCCGGTGTCGCCGAGCAGTCGGCGTTCTGGAGCGACCACGGCGTATGGCGTCGGTGCCGCTTCGACTGGCTCCGCAACGACGGCCAGGCAGTCGACTACAAGTCGGCCCGCTCCTGCCGCCGCGAAGACCTGGAGCGGGCGTTTCACGAGCACGGCTACCACCAGCAGCAGGACTGGTACGAGGACGGCGGCAACACCCTCGGCCTCCTCGACCCCGACCGGCCCATGCAGTTCGTGCTCCAGGAGAAGGAGCCGCCGTACCTGGTCGTGGTCACGACCTGCGACCCGATGGCCCGCATGGTCGGCCGCCACCTCAACGAGACCGCCCTCAACACCTACGCCATCTGCCGCGAGAACGGCGAATGGCCCGGCTACCTCCCCGCCCCGATGATCTCGCTCCCCTCGTGGGTCGAGCGCCAGTACGCCTAGGAGCGCCCGCATGACCAACCCCCTCGGCCAGCCCGTCCACGCCGGACGGCAGACCCCGCAGACCGACGAGTACGACGACGGCGCGTTCGTGTTCCGCCCTGCCACCAAGGACAAGGCCAAGGCCCGCGTCGCCGTACAGGGAGTCTCCGGCTCCGGGAAGACGTGGACCGGCCTGTCCATCTCGCAGGGCCTCGCCGAAGGCGGACGGTTCGCCGTCATCGACACCGAGCGCGGCGCCGCCTCCCTCTATGTCGGCATCGGAGGCATCCAGTTCGACGTCCTCCAGATGAACCGCTACGACCCCCGCGACCTCACCAAGGCCCTCGCCGCCGCAGCCCAGCAGGGCTACCCGGTCGTCATGGTCGACAGCCTCTCCCACTTCTGGAAGGGCACGGACGGCACCCTCCAGCAGGTCGACAAGGCCAAGGGCCGCTACGGCGGCAACTCCTTCGCCGGCTGGAAGGAGGGCACCCCGATGCAGAACGACATGATCGACGCTCTCCTCGCCTACCCCGGGCACGTCGTCGTCACGATGCGCTCCCACACCGAGTGGGTCCTCCAGGAGAACGACCGCGGGCGCAAGGAGCCGGTCGCGATGGGGATGCGCGCCGAGCAGCGCAAGGGCGTCGAGTACGAGTTCGGACTGGTCTGCTCCATGGACATCGACAACACCCTCACCGTGCTGAAGTCCCGCTGCCCCGACCTGCACCGCAAGGTCATCAGCGAGCCGAACGGCAGCGTCGACGTCGCCAAGCCGCTCCTGGACTGGCTGAACGACGGCGCCCAGGGAGTCGACGCCACCGCGTGGGTCGATGCCGCGACGGCGGCGGATGCGACGACGGACAGTCTTCTGGCCACGTATCGCGAGGCCGAGGCCCGGGGCCTGCTCGCCACCCCGTTGATGCACCCGGGCTCCGGGCAGCCGACCAGCCTCGGCGCCTACATCAAGGAACGCGGCAGCGCCCTCAAGAACGCCCAGCAGTAGCCCCCGGGTGGCCGCTCCCGCCCGCCCGAAACAGGCGGGAGCGGCCGGCCCCAGCACACCACACCAACCCCAGTCAGGAGTACCCGTGACCGCCATCGCGTTCGTCGACACCGAGACCACCGGCCTCGACCCGATCTACCACAAGGTGTGGGAGGTCGCGGTCATCCGCCGGGAGGCGGACGGCACCGAGACCGAGCACCTGTGGCAGATCCGCCCCGCCCGCCACGAACTCGCCGGGGCCGACCCGGAGGCCCTGCGTATCAGCCGGTTCGAGGAGCGGTTCGCCGTCCCCGCCGGCGCCTGGGCCGCCGACATGCTCACCAACACGCCGACGCCGATGGAGTTCCTCGACGCGGCCCGGCAGATCTTCAAGGCGCTGACCGGGACGGTCATGGTCGGCTCGAACCCCCACTTCGACGCGTCGATGCTGCACCGCCTCCTCCAGACCGGACGCGACCCGTGGCACTACCGGCCGGTCTGCATCGCCACCATGGCCGCCATCCACCTCGGGCCGGAGAAGGCCGGGCCGATGCCGTGGTCGTCGTACAAGCTGTCCCGCACGCTCGGCATCGAGCCGCCCGCCGACGGTGTCGCGCACACCGCGCTCGGGGACGCCCGCTGGGCCCGCGACGTGTACGACGCCGTCATGGGTGGCGCCCGATGAAACTGCCCTTCGTCACCCGCCGCCCGCTACGAGTCCGCCCTGACGGCGAAGACCGAGGCCAGCACCCAGCGGGACGCCTTCCGGACCGCCGCGCGGGTAGCCAGCCGACGCTTCACCGAGGCGGATGCCGCCGCCCGACGGATGGCGGGCCGCAACCTCGAACTCGGGCGCCGCCTCTCGACGCTCGCCGAGGCCGACCCCGAGTACACCGCGGCCCTCGACCGGCGTGTCACCCGGCTCCGTACGGTCGGCACCCGGCTCCTCGCCGCGCTGACCGCCGAGCAGCACCGGGCCGACCGCCTCCAGGTCCGCCTCGACCAGGCCCTCGGCCTCGACTCGGTTCACGTCCTCGACGGCCGGCGCTGGCAGCAGACCCGGCAGGACAAAGGGGCGGTGCGCCCGTGACGCCCTTCCTCGCCGCCGCGCTCCTCGCGGTCCTCGTCGCCGGGACGCTCGCCGCCCGCTGGGCGGTCCGCCCGGTCGGCCGCCACCGCGCGGGCATCCTGGCCCCCGTGGAGGCACTGGTGCAGGTCGACGCGCACTGCCGGTCCTGCCGCCACACCACCCGGCACGCAATCCTCCGCGTCCACGGCGAGCACATCTGCCGCAGCTGCGGATGCCTCAACACCGCCGTCCAGGAGGTGACGTGATGGTCAGCCGCAGCAACTTCCACGGCGGCGAGTTCGCCGTCCACCCCGACGACCCCGACGTCCGCCGACGGGCCGCCCTGTACGTCGCCGGCATCGCCCGCAGCAAGGACGACGCCCGACACCTCCTCGACGTCCTCGGCCTCCTCGAAGAGCCCACGCCCGCACGCAGGAAGAAGACGAGCGCGCCGACCACGACCACCACCGACTGCCCCATCAACACCCGTACGAGGGGGGACTCGTGACCCGCATCACCCACGCCGCCACCGTCCCGGACACGGCCGAACGGCCGGGCGCCTGGAAGAACTCCGCGGTCTGCGCGGGCGTCGACCCGGAACTCTTCTTCCCCACGCAGGGCGACAGTCGGGGAGCCGAGGACGCCCGCACGGTGTGCGCGTCCTGCCCGGTCCGTCTCGACTGCCTGGAGGACGCACTCCAGGCGGAGACCGGGCGCGGCCTGCACAGTAGGCACGGCATCTACGGCGGCCTCAACCCCAGGCAGCGCTACCGCCTCCACCTCACGCGCACCGGGCAGAAGGCCGCGGCATGAGCGGGCGAACGTGCAACATCGAAGGCTGTGGGCGACGACACAAGGGGCGCGGCCTGTGCGACATGCACTTGCAACGCCACAGGCTGACGGGCACGGCCAATGCCCCGCGAGACAAAGAAGTTGTCGGATACGACTCGATCGGACGCCCTATCTGGCGCCGCGTCGAAGATCCCAAGGCGAAGCTTTTGGCTCGGGCCGCCCCCGCCCAAGGTGGCTGCATCGTCTGGACAGGTGGCAAGACCGACCAGGGCTATGGCCACCTCGTCGTCAACGGCTCGAAGCAGTACACCCATCGACTGTCGTACGAGCTCCACATCGGGCCAATCCCAGACGGCCTCGTCATCGACCATCTCTGCCGGAACCGCGCCTGTCTCAACCCGCTCCACCTGGAGCCCGTCACGGCTGCGGAGAACACGCGCCGGGGCGGATCGTCACTCAAGACGGACTGCCCCCAGGGTCATCCCTACGACGAGGCCAACACGCTGCCACATAAGCGCAATAGCGGCACGGCGAGTCGCAACTGCCGGGAGTGCGACCGGCTACGAAGCCAGCGCCGATACGCCGCTCGCACCCACTGCGATCGGGGCCACGCCTATACGGAGGACAACGTCATCCGCACGCCGGGCGGCAGGCGCTGGTGCAAGACCTGCCGAGAAGCCTCCTACGCGCGACGGGGGGCGCCATGAAGTGCACGCACTGGATCGGCGCCGAGCGCCGGTACTGCGGGGCGACGAAGGGCGTGCGCCGGTACGTGAACAGCACCGTGTGCCCCGCGCACACCCCGTCCGCGCTCGCCGGCCGCCCCGAGCCGGAGCCGGGTCCGGGTATGCCGGACGCCGCCTGGACGACCGCGTCGCCGATCTCCGACTCCCGCATCCACGACCAGCGGGCCATCAGCAGCGGGAAGCGCCGCTCCAGCTCCGCCGCCTACCGGGCCGCGCAGGCGGCCGTCCACCACACCACCTGAAGCACAACCCCGCCGCAGTCGAAGTGCGGCGGGGCCCACCCCAAGGAGACCACGTGATCAAGCTTTTCGGCCCCGACCGGCAGCTCCTCGGCTACGAGGACCAGGAGTGGGCGGTGTGGGTCAGCGGCGTGAACGACGTCCTCCCGCAGCCCGACCTGATCACCGCCCTCGTGACAGCCGCCGAGCAGAACGCGGCCCTCTGCGGCGGCTACGACGGCCACCCGTTCACCCCCGTCGCCTACGCCGTCGTCCTCCACCACGGCTACGCCTGGACCCAGTCCGTCGAACACCAAGCCGGACGCGACTGCGGGATGCGGGACTGCACGGACTGCGGCGCCAGCGACGACGGGGTGCACGTCAGCGTCACCCGCTACGAGGTGTCCGTCCTCCCCGAGGGCGACATCAACCGCCCCGTCTACACGATCAACGTCGAGGCCCGAGGCCGCGACTGCTGGGCCGTCGTGCACCACCGGCAGTGCCTGAACACCAAGGGCGAGTGGTCGTGGGAGTCCATCCCGTCCGAGCGTGGGGCCGCCTGGCTCGCCGAGCACCGCTTCGACCTGAACACCGCACTCACGCTCGCCCGGCAGGCCGCGCCCCGCCTCGTCGTCAACGGTCACACCGCCACCGAATGGCTCAAGCGCACGCAGACCGACGCCACCTGACCACCCCTCCCGGCGGCCGTCCCCCACGGCCGCCACCCCGGGAGCCCGCACTTCCCCGACGGGCTCCCGGGGACCGACCGATCAGCAGAAGGGAGACGCCGATGACCGGCCGTCCCATCACCGGCGAGGCCCGGATCCGCCTCCGTGCCCGTGCCGCCGACCTGTACGTGGCGGGGGCGACCATCCACTCCGTGCGCCACCAGCTCGGCCTGTCGTACGGGACCACGCGAACCCTCCTCCTCGAAGCCGGCGTGCACCTCCGGCGGCCCGGCGGGTGGCGCACGACGAGCTTCACGACGGGCACCTGACCGCAGCACGCAGCCCCGCACGCGGCGGGGTCGGAAGGAGGAGGGGTGTCAGGAGTCGGCGATACGGCGGGCGGCAACCACGTCGGGGCGCACGGGAAGCGCGGCCTTCGGGCGGCGCAGGTACCAGGCGATGAACTCACGCAGCACGCGCGACCTTTCGCGGTCGCCCACGGCCTTGCCGAACTCTGTCCAGTCCTCGTCGGGGATACGGACGGGGCGGGCCGTGGTGTGAGTCTCCCTCGCTTCTGCCATGTCCGCAGCGTAACGCGTGTACGCACACGCCCGCTAGGTCGAACGTTGCCGTGTACGTACACGAGAGGTAGGGTCGTGTACGTACACGAGAGTGTTCAACTCGCGCTCCCGCACAGCTCAGTGCGCCTTCAAAGCGATGCCCCAAGAACGACCGAAGGAACCTCCCGTATGGCCGTCTCCAAGCGCCTCCGCTACGAAATCCTCCGCAGGGACAACCACACCTGCCGCTACTGCGGAGCCGCAGCCCCAGACGTGCCGCTCCGCGTAGACCACGTCACCCCCGTCGCGCTTGGCGGCCGTGACGAACCGGGCAACCTCGTCACCGCGTGCGAGCCCTGCAACAGCGGCAAGAGCAGCACCACCGCCGACTCGACCACCGTCGCCGCGGTCTCGGATGACGCCATCCGGTGGGCCACCGCCATGCGGCAGGCAGCAGACAACCTGCGTCAGCAGGACACCCCCAAGACCGAGTACCGCGACGCGTTCCTCGCCGAGTGGAACCGCTGGTCCATCGGCAAGGACAAGACGAAGACCGTTCCCCTCCCCGAGGACTGGAAGCAGGCCATGGACCGCTTCCGCGTCGCCGGCGTCCCCGCCTGGATGTGGCCTGACATCGTCGACATCGGCATGGCGAACCAGAAGGTCAAGCCCGACAACACCTTCCGCTACTGCTGCGGCATCGCCTGGAACAAGGTCACCGAACTCCAGGCCGAGGCCAAGAAGATCGTGGGCGCTGCCTCTGCGACTCCCTCGTCGGCCGCGTCGTTCGATGTCGAGAGCATCGACGACCTCGTCCTTGAAGCCGCATTCCTCGCCTGGGGTCAGGAATGGGTCTGCACGTTCAAGCGTGACCCAACGCCAGAAGAGGCGGCCGAGTTCAAGGCCAGCGCTACCCAAGCCCTGTCGTCCGGGCGCAGGCTTCCGCAGATCCTGGCGGCAGCCGAGTATGCGGTCTGGTTCGACAGCGCCAACCTTGCCGAGGGCCTGAAGCACTACGACCACTCGGCCGAGTTCGAGCGGCAGTACGTGGCCAGCCTCGTCTTCGACTCCTGCTGGACCCAGGCTTCCGGGGGGGAGCGACCGTCGCAAGAGGTCAGCAATCAGGCGTGGCAAAACTGCGTGACCCTCTACGAACACGGCCTTCACCCCGTCCACGTCATCGCCGCCGCGGCCTTCGCCGGAACGCATCTCACCCCGGTCGTCCACTGGGGCGTCAGTGACGCCGAACCGCTCAATGCCCTTCGCGTCCTCCCCGGCTACCAGCACGCCGAAGACCTGTGGGCACGCACGTGGCGGTACGCGGGTCCGGGCCCGTCCTGGCCCAGCGACGAGGACCGCTCGGCCTTCCGAGCAGCTCTCGACGCCGTACACGACGAGAACAAGTACTTCTACGGCGACGTCTACACGGCCGCCGTCAGGGCCGGCGCGTACCGGGAGACCGACCTTCGCCCTCACCTGGCCCTCAACGCGGACGCGCTCGCCGCGGCCGGCTTCCCCTGCATCGGCGGTGACAACTGATGGCCCGCGGACACGGACGCATCCTCACCAGCATCTGGGACGACGCCGACTTTCTCGCCCTCGGCGAGCGTGAGCAACGCCTCTACCTCTTCCTGATCTCGCAGCCCAACCTCAATCACGCCGGCCTGCTGCCGCTCACTCTCCGGCGCTGGTCCCGTAAGGCCAACGGCCTCACCTCCGCCGAGCTGGAGAAGAGGCTTCAGGCCCTGGAGGCGGCCCGGTTCATCGTCATGGACGACGACACCGAGGAGCTCCTCATCCGCTCGTTCGTCCGCAACGACGGCGTGTGGAAGCAGCCCAAGGTCATGGGCGCCATGGTGTCCGGCGCCATGGAGATCTCCTCGCGCCAACTCCGGCGGGCTCTCCTCGCCGAGGTCGACCGCATTCCTTTGGAGGATCTCAGTGACGAGCCGGGGGCGCGGGGGCCCTCGATTCGGCAGCAGGTCTCGGAGCACATCGAGACCCTTCGCAAAGCCTTCCGCGAGCCCGATCCGACCCCCTCGGGAGAGGGCACCGCAACCCCCTGCGGAACCCCTTCGAGAACCCCCTCCGATACCCCTGCCGAGGGTGGTCGGGAAGGCTCTACGCGCGGGCGCGCGCCCGCATCACGCGCGCATTCCCCTGCCCCTGCCCCTGCCCCTGCCCCCAGCCCCGTACAAGACGGGGCGGCTGAGGCGCACGAGCAAGCTGAGCTGATCGTCGTCGACGACTCCGACTTCGTCGGCGCAACAGAAGCCGCCCCCCAGCCGGAGACCGTCAAGACCGACACGATCGTCGGCGAGTGGCTGGAGCGCTGCGCCAAGCGCCCGCCCGGCTCCGTCGTCGGCCGCGTCGGCAAGCAGATCAAGAAACTCCTCGACGACAGCATCGAGCCCGATGACATCCGCCGCGGCCTCGCCCGCTGGATGGCCAAAGGCGCCGACCCCTCCTCGATCCCCAGCTTCGTCAACGAAGCCATGAACGCCGCACCCGCCGGTGGCCGCAGCAACGTCATCGCCCTCGCCTCCGGCCAGCCGCTGCCCGGAACCGACACCACAGTGTCCGGCTGGGCCGCCGTCGCCGATCAGCTTCGCCAGACAGGAGACCCCGCGTGAATCCGACCGAAGCGGCCGAGCTCCTCGGGCACTGCTCCTCCTTCGACAACCGCAAGCCCTCCGTCGCCGCTGCTGTTGCCTGGGCGTCCGCCCTCCACGACATCCCGCTGGACACCGACGCGAAGGCTGCCGTCGCCGCCTACTACTCGACCCCGCCGAAGGACCCCGACGCCCGGCTGTGGATCTTGCCGCACCACGTCCGCACCCTCCGCTCCAAGATCCGCAGCAAGCGGCTGGAGAACTTCCAGTACGAGCCGGTCGGCGACGAGACGGTTGAGGAGTTCATGGCCCGCTACCGGGGCCAGGTCCAGGCGATCGCCTCCGGCCACGCCCCGGCGCCGACCGGCCGCCTCGCGCTGGAGGGCGCCCCGTCGACGGCGTTCATGCGGGAGCTGGAGGCGCGCGGCTGGGAAGGGAACCGGACCGTGCCGGACTCCGACGAGGATGCCGTCGTGGTCGAACTCGTCGACGAGGTCCGCCGGTCCGGCCCGCTCGGCGTCCAGTGCCCGGCGTGCGGCGCAGCGATCGGCCGCCCCTGCAAGACCCCGGGCGGCAGCGACCGGCATCCGCTCGGCAAGGCCCGCCTCAAGCCGCACTCCGCCCGCCTGCGGGTCGCACGCGGCGAGCGGGAGGCGACCGCCGAGGAAGTCGCCGCGCAGGAGCGGCGGGTGCGGGAGATGTCGGCCCGTCACCTTGCCCGTGTCCAGGCCGACGACGACATCCCCGACGCCGAGATCATCGAGGACACCCCGTGACCGCCTACGTCACCCACGGCCGCAAGTACCACGTCGACCCCGCCTGCCCCCGCATGATCCACGGCGAGGACCTCCACGACTGCGAAGGCGACGACGGCTGGGGCGCGTTCACTGCCGGGACCTATCGGCGTGAAGATCCCGACCCGCAGCACGCGGCGATGCGCGGCAAGCTGCCCTGTCTGCACTGCGTGCCCGCCGAACTCCGCGTCTTTCCGCCGCTGTACGGCCAGACGTTCGGGCACGAGCCCGAGTGGGCGGACTTCGGCACCTGCGTGATCAACGTCGGCGCCTGCAACTGCCCGCGCCACGACGAGGGCCAGGCCTGCACCCGCTGCCGCCGCGACTCCCGGCCCGTCCGCTGGCCGTGCACCAGCGCGATCGTCCTCGGCCTCGCGCCCCGCCGGGGGCAGCCGTGACCGCCCGTGTCCAGCCGCCGGAGTGGTCCGTCGCCTGCCCGTGGTGTCACGCCCCGCCCGGCACCCGCTGCACGAGCCCGCGCGGCCGGCGGATATCGGTCGACAGCCACGACGCCCGCCTCGCCGCCTGGACTACCGCCAGCGATCAGCAGACCGGAGAACCCGAATGACCACCAAGACCAGCGGCCTCACCGTCACCATCGACGGTCGGCCCACGCCGCTCGACGAATGCGGCTGGCTCCAGCGGCGCCCCTGCGGCTGCATCGTCGCCGCCGTCGTTGCAGTCGTCGAAACCGTGGACGACAGCGGCTGGGTCCTTGCCGCCGCCGACCAGGCCCACTGGCATCTCAACCCCGCCAAGCGCGACCGCGACCGTGCCGCCAAGGCCGGACTCACGACCGAGCTCATCACCATGGCGCACTACCGCGACCACATCCGTGCCAACTGGGAGTGCGACGCGCACCGGACGGCCGCCACGTGAGCCCGAAGGGAACCCGCACGTGGCCGGCCTGAAGTGCGCCCTGTGCGGCAGGGGCTTGCGGACGCCGGAGTCGCGCGCGGCGGGCGTGGGCCCTGTGTGCGCCAGGAAGCTAGCCGCGCTGCCGCCTCCGGGCCGAACGGGCGCCCCGAGTCCCCCAGTCGCCCCGCGAGTCCCGCAACGCCTCACGCGGCCACACAGCGACGCGATCCCCGGACAGGTCGCACTCCCCCTCGTTGAACACCAACCCACCCTCTGGAGCCTCTGATGCAGCCCATCACCGACGAAATGCCCGACGCCTGGGTCCGCGAGACCACGGTCGCCATCGAAGCCCTCGGGCGCGCCGTCGTCGACGCCCACGAGTCCGCCATCGTCATCACCCTCACCCCCGACAGCCGGTATGTCCTGGGCGCCGACGACGGCGACACCCTCGTCATCGGCTGGACCGAGCGCACGGGTGTCGACTGGGGGATCAGCGCCGACGGCGCGCACGTCTCCGACCCGCAGCCCCTCGATGCCACGACCCCCGCCGAGATCGCCGCCCGCGTCCGCACACTCCTCGCCACCGGCGGCCTGTCGGAGATCCCGCACGCGATGCCGTACGTCACCTCGCCCGACTGCACCTGCACGGAGCAGCCGTGCGGCGGGGTCATCCCCGACTCGGAATGCCCTGACCACGGACACCGTCTCAACCCCGCCATGGGGTGGCACCTCGCCGGGGCCGTCCCGTGCCGGAAGCTCGCCGCCGAGCGCCAGTCCTGAGCAACAAGCCGGCCGCCCGCTGTCGGAACCAGCGGGCGGCCGGTACCCCCCACCTCACCACACACCTCTGGAGATGACCATGACCGACCCGACCACCCCACCTGCTGACCGGTCCGCCCTCCGTGACCGCATCCGTCGCGCCCTCTGCGAGGCGGACGGCAACAGCTCCCTGTGGGGCAACGACATGCTGGAGCCCGACGAGTACGGCGAGACCGCCGACGCGGTACTGGCCGTACTGCCCGAGGCCGCCGACCTGGCGACGGCCCGCGAGACGGCCCGCGAGACGAACCGCCGCCTCAACTACGAGAAGCAGCGCCTCGAATCCGAGCTCGCCGCCTACCGTCGCGCCGTCGCCCAGTGGGAGATCAGCGAGCGCGGCACGTACATCCCGCACTCCAGCCTCCGCACGATTGGGCTCGCCTCCGGGAAGGACATCCTCGGCAGCGTCCGCCACCTGAAGCACTTCGAACGGGTCGAGCAAGCCGAGGCCGCAGTGGAGCGGCTGACCGCCGACCGGGCCGCCGTGCTGGACGAGGCCGCCGACGCCATCGACCGCGAGACGCAGGCACTCAAGGACGCGGAGGTGCTGGAGCCGGACAAGTTCCGCCCGTGCCGGGACGCGTCCGCGCAACTGCGCCGCATGGCCGCCGAGGCGCGGCCCGCTGCGAGTTCAAGTTCACCTGAACTGGCCGGGCCCGAATTCAAGGAAACCGCCGAAAACCTGAACAGCGCCGCCGAGGCGCGCGCCACCGGCACGCAGGACAGCGAGGCACTTCCGCAGACCGTCGCGTGGCAGATCGAATTCCTCTTGCACGGCAAATGGTGCCCGGACGGCCCGGCTTGGGAGCGCCGCGAGGATGCCGTCGCCCGCTACCAGCCCGCGACCACACGTCCCTGGCGCCGTCCGATGCGCCTCGTCCGCACGACCACCACGTACGTCGTCGAGGCCGAGCATGCGCCGGACCGCGAGGGGGCCGACCGTGGCTGAGTTCACCTCCGAGACGGTCACCCGCACGGTCCGCCGCTGGATCGTCCCCGCCGCCGAACCCTGGGGCGCGGCATGTGAGGAGGTCTCCAAGGCATGGACGGCCGCTGCTATCGCGTATCGGGACGCGCATGGCTTGCCCCAGGATGCGCCGGTGATCGGGGACGCGCTCCGCTTCCGCGTCGCCGACGACCGGATCGTCATCCAGTTCGAGACCGAGGAGGGTGCTTCGTGAGCGCGGTGAGCGGCAGTGGGGGTTCCACCGGCATCAGCCTCGCGGGCCGGTGGGAGTGCGGAGCCTGCGGCGCGTCAGGTGACGGCTGGTACGACGAGGACGACGGACTCGTCCTCCACGACGAGCACGGACAGCCCTTCGACGCCGAGGACCACGACTGCGGGGACGACTCGTGATAGCCGAGGCCGTCGACACCCTGATCGCCCTGGGTTGGGCAGTGCTGGTGTGGCTGGTCGTCATCTCCGCCACCGTGACGGTCGTCGCGCTGACGGTGGCGGGGGTTGTCGGGTGGGGCGCGTGTGCCGCATGGAGGGGGCTGGGCGGGGCTCTCGCGGCCGTACGCGCCGTCGGGGCACTCCGCGACCGGACGCGGCCCCACGACGCGCCACAGGGGCGCACAGGGATTCCAGCCCTCACGGAGGACACGTGACCAACCTGGCCGCCAACGACCCCACAGCCACGCTCGGCGAACTCGGCGGCGACTGCCTCTGCGGACGCGGCTCCGTCATCGGCACCTGCGTCATCACCGACACCCGCATGTGGTTCCGCGCCTTCCATGACGGCCTGACCGCCTACCACCTTCAGCGCTCCACCGACTGGGCGTGCGTCGACTGCGTTGCCGACAACGCCCTCGCCGTCGCGAACGGCGAGATCCGCGAACGGATGCGCCAACTCGCCGAACGCCGAGCTGCCCCCTGACCGTCCTGCCGGGGCTCACCCCGAGCCCCGGCATCAACACCCGCACACGGAGAACGACTTGAGCATCTACGCGACCATCGCCGCCCTCGACCCCGACGACCACCCCGACGGCCCCGAGCGCCCCTACCGTTACCAGGGATCGCACCACCTCCCTTACCACGACGACATCCGCGACGCAGACGTCCAACTCGCCGAGATCCCCTCCCACATCACCCGCGACGGCCGCGACGACCAACCCGAAGGTGACGCCCCCTGGCCATGGCTACGCCTCTCCGTCGAGGACGCCGACGTCATCCTCGACCCCGCCGGCGCCCGCTACCTCGCCGAGCAACTCGCCGACTGGGCCGACCGAGCCGACGGCGGCCGGCAGTGACCCGCCCTCAGCGTCGCTCGTACGCCTGCCGCCTCGCCGCCGTCATCTGCCTCGGGCTCGGCGCCTACGCCGCCACCCACCAACCCGGCCTCGCCGCACCCGGAGCCGCCGCCGCGGTCTTCCTGTGGGCCATCGGCCGCGACTACCACCGCGACCACCGGGCCCTACTTGCTCGGCACGAGCAAGCCCGCCGCGCCGCCGTCCTCTACCCCGACCCGCAGCGCGACGGGCCCCCGCTCACCTCGTACGAGGCAGCCCAGTGGGCGCTCATCGCCTCGCGCGCCGACCTCGACCAGGAGCAGCCGTGACCGAACCGTCCCCGGACATCGCCGCGCAACTCCTCGCGGCCCTGCGCGGCGAGACGCCCGCCATCGTCTGCCCGACCCGATGTGAGCCCTGCATGTACGGCGAGCACCCCGACCCTCCCGGCCCCCACCCGTGGGCCGGACCCGACGACATTGCTCACGCCGCAACCACCGGACAACCCGAACCCACCGGTAACTGCGGATGCTCCTGCGCCCGGAGCAAGCAGTGACCGGCCCGTCGTCGTCTCCCCGGCCCGAGCACACGCCCCGGCCGGGCGCCACCTGGAACACCCGCCTCGTCCGCACCGAGACCGTCGTGGACGACGACACACCCGACCCCACACCGCCCAACCGGGCCACGCGACGCGCCGCCGCCCGCGCCATGCGGCACCCGATCCGTCAGTACCCCGACGAACTCCGCGAACAAGCCGAAGCCGACGACGTCCCGAAGCCCTGCCTGGGTCGTGCCGAGAGCGGCGCACGCTGCGCCCTCCCACAACGCCACGACGGCGACCACGAACCCCGCCGCCCGGACGGCCAGCAGATCGCGGGCGCCATCATCACCACCCTCCAGCAGCGCGGCTACAGCCTCCCCGCCCCCGACGTCCACGCCGTCGTCGACGCCATCCTCGACCTCCAGGAGACGCCCGTGCCCATGACCGACGCCGAAGTCCGCACCGCCCTCCGCCCGTACGTCGGCCGCTACGGCAGCCCCATCGCCTGCCTCCACCGCACCGGCGAGATCGACGAGTACACCCGCCTGGCCCTCCTCAACCGCGCAGCCCGACTCGACGCCGACGGCCTCGGCCACGACGCCGACCGGCTCCGGGACGTCGCCGAGTACGTCCTCGACGCCGGATGCCGGCCGCCCGTCGACGGCTGGACCGAGCGCTGACAGGGCACACTACAGACACCCAACTGGCCGCCTCGACAGGAGAGTTCATGACAGCAGCACGATTCGCCGCAGCATACGCAGCCCTCACCGCAGCCCACGAAGCCGCCGACCACTGGGTGCAGATCAACGATCAGGCCCTCGCCAAGGGGAAACCCGGCGCGGAAGGCGTCATCGCCTGCGCGACGCACGTCGCCACGTACACCGCCACCCAGGCCGCCACACTCTACGCCGTCCAGAGGGCGACCGGGATGCGCCTGTCCGGACGCCGCGTCGCACTCGGCCTCGCCGTGTCCGCCGCCACCCACTACATTGCCGACCGGCAGGGCGGACACTGGCAGGACGAGCCCCCGCGCGGCATCGTCCGCCTGGCCTCAGCCACCGGTCACGCCGGATGGCTCCAGAACGACCCGGGCGCCGGCTACCTGATGGACCAGTCCTGGCACAAGTGGTGGACCATGATCGCAGCGCTCATCGCCGCCACAGGCGACGGCCAGCCGTAACCCGCGGGCAGAGGTGCGAGGGGGCCGCAGCCGGAACCGGCTGACAGCACCCCCTCGCACCCGTCATGCTGGAGGGATGTCGGATCAGCCATGCTCCGCGTGCGGCGGCACCGGACTCACCGAGCACGTCGAACACACCGTCGAGATCGACGAGAACGGGAACCAGAAACCCGTCGAACGCCGCTGGACCGGACCATGCGGACGTTGCAGCGGCTCCGGAAAGTCCTGAAAGGACGGCCATGCGAGAGATCTACGTCTGCCTCCACTGCCGCAACCAGTACCTCCCCGCCAACCCCGGCGAACCCGGCGGCGCCACCCTCGTCCACTGCGGGCAGGCCGAATGCGCGCGCGTCGTCCCCGTCATGGTGCAGTCCCTGGGCCTGCCCGAGCAGCGGCTCTCCGACGCCGCGCGCAAGGCTGCCGGTGTCCTCGGGGAACCCCGGGTCCCCCGGCGCCGGTACGAGGGACGCGCCCGCAGGGGATCCCCTGGCGGCAGGCGCACCAAGCTCCTGTGACCCCCGCTTGACACCCGTGCCACGATGGCTCCAGTCGCGCACCATCCAGCTCCGGCGGTACGCGACCGCTACTCGCTGACGCGGACAGCAGACGGCCCCGACCTGTGGTCGGGGCCGCTCGCGTACAACGGGGGCTACGGGCGCCACTCCTTGCGGTAGTCCGGATGGTCGGCGTACGGCAGGGCGAGCGAACGCAGCAGATCGCCGTGCACCTCGTCCCACCCCATGATGTCGGCGTGATACGTGACCCTTGCGACGATCCGCCGCTTGGCGTCGATCTCCCGCAGGACACGCGCCGGATCATGCGCCGCGATATGCAGTGCCCGCCACGACCGAGTGCACGCAACGACACGCTCGAAGGAGTAGTCGACATCCACCCTGCGCGTCCCTGCGCTTGGGGACTCGTCGAATGCCGTCCAAGTCTCCCCGGGCCGCGCCAACTCGGCGTCCTCGTCGAGCCGCGCCCGAAGGAACTCCACAAGATCCATCAGATCTCCTCCTTCGACTGCGCCGATCGATCGGCTTCCGCAGCCTTGCGGCGCTGGGCGCCACTCACTCCGGCTGCGATCTGCTGAGCGCGCGCCGCGCTGATCTCCAGGAGCACGCCGATCTGCTGCCACGTCATGCCCTGCTCCTTCAACGCCCGCACTCGCCCCTGCCGCAGCTCGCGCAGCCGCACCTGATGGTTGGGCCAATCCTTCAACGCCTGCGACACGGCAACGGCGCACGCTCCGTCATCTGTGATCGCCTCGAACGCCTCGATGGCTTCCACCAGGCGGGTCACCTCCTCTGGCTGGTCTGCCACTCCCGCGCTCCTTCCTGCGGTGCGGCCAACACGACCTTAAACCCCGGGGTTGCGCAATCACAACCCCGGGGTTTAGCTTGGTCTGGCGAGGCCGCGCTCCTTGGACTCGTGCACCAACAAGTACGGCCCCGACCGGCAGTGTGAGAGCTCCGGTCGGGGCCAGGCCCACCTCAACCTTCACGAAAAGGCAGGCCCGACGTGGATCGTATCCACCAGCCCCCCGCCCAGCCCACCCCGCAGGCGCCCGCCGCCGCGAGGATGCAGGCCCTCCGCGAGTCCATCGCCCGGCGGATCCTCGCCACCCGCCACATGACCGACGTCGAACTCCTCGGTGTCGCGCGCGTCCGGTCCGTCATCCTCCTCACCGTCAAGCACCAGAACGGCGCCCGCCCGTACACCGTCTACGCCTTCCGGCAGGCCGCCCCCATCGAGTGCACCCCCGGCCTCGCCAACCCCCGCGAGGCCGGCGAATGGATCGCCATCGACTGGCGCGACGGACACCACGGCGACCTCCCCCGCCTCACCGCCGACGCCACCGCCTGGGCCCACCACCACGCCGCCACCCGCATCGCCCACCTCCACCGCCGCACCAACATCCACTACCGGTACGACACCGAACTCCGCGCCCTCGCCATCCAGTACGCCGCCCAGGCCGCCGACACCCACGCCGCCAACCCCAACACCCACACCCTCCACACCATGCACACCCAGGCCCAGGCCGCCCTCAACTACGGCGCCATCCGCAGCGACATCCGGCGCGCACAGGCGGCCACCCGATGACCGAGCCCCAGCCCCAGCCGGACCGCACCCCGCGCCCCAACCCGATCCTCGCCCAGCCCGCCACCGTCACCGACTGCCGCACCGACTACGAGGACGCCGCCGACGTACGCCGCCGCCTCGACCAGCAGATCCGAGGCGCACAGTGATCATCCCCCGCCGCCAGATGGCCGCCCTCGCCGTCGACCGCGAAATCCAGGCCGACCGCGCCCTGGCCGACGCCAACACCTACCCGGACGACAGCGCCGAACGCCGCCTCGCCACCCAGTGCGCCAACGAACTCCGCGACCACGCCGACCAGCTCCGGCGCGGCATCAACCCCTACGAGGAGGACCACACCCTGTGGATCCCAACAGCAGGTGACCTCTGATGGGCCTCTTCCGCCGCCGCGAGCAGACCACCGTCGACTACTGGGGCACCCCCGTCACCGGAGACGCTGGCCGCTTCCGCCGCCACAAGACCACCGGCGCCCGCAAAGCCGCCCGCGCCGGCCAGGCATGGGAAGACCGCGACCGCAAGCAAGACGGCAAGGGCCGCTGGTACCGGCCCGCCCGCTGACAAGGAGCACCCGATGCCACAGACCCCGTCGGCCGCGCCCTGGCCCGACAGCGTCATTGCCCGCTACCTCACCGTCGCAGGCGCCGCCTTCGGTCGCGAAGACCTCGCCGTGGACGTCACCTACTCCAGCAAGAGCGGACTGCTCACCGCCGCCTGCCACGGCTGCGGCAACACCGAGCACACCAACACCGGCGGCTCGTTCAGCGACTCCCCGGAGAAGGAGCAGGCTCGAATCGCGAAGTGGCTGCCGACGAGCAAGCAAGACGCCCAAACCCACGCGGAGAAGTGCCGTGCCCTGCCTCGGCCGGAGGCGTGACATGGAGCGCTTCATGTACGGCCTCGCCAGCGTCGCGTCCGGCGTCTTCGCCATCACCTGGATCAGCACCCACTAGCCCCACCCCAGACCGCCGGTCTCCTGCGCACACCGCATCCCCCACGGCCGCGGGAGACCGGCACCCACACTCCGCCCGGGAGCAGCACGTGAAGACCCGCAGAATCGAGCGGACCCGCCTCGTCCCCCACACCGTCGACGGCAAGACCCGCATGGTCCCCGAGGAGACCACCATCGAGGTCCCCGTGCCGCCGCGCGACTGGGACCAGGCCGTCCTGACCGGCGTCACCTGCATCGCCGCGCTCGTCTTGACCGCCTCCGTCTTTTGGTCCACCGCCAGCATCGGCGACCTCCTCTCCCGCGTCGTCATCGCCCCCGCCGCGTACGGCGCCGCGATCGTCTTCGACCTCGTATGGATTGCCTGCATGGCCATCGAGTGGCTCGCCCGCTACGACGCAAAGCGCGCCGCCCGCCCCCGCAACGCCGGACACCTCGCGCTCGCCGTTGCGATGGGAGCAGTCGGAGCCCACGGCTGGATCTCCGGCTACCTCGTCATCGGCATCGTCGGCGCCGTCGTGTCCTGCCTCGCCAAGGGCCTGTGGACCGTCCTCCTCGACCACCAGGCCCCGCCGCTCGACCCGCGCACCCGGGCCTACATCCAGCAGGAGCTGGCCGAGGCCGGCGCGAGCCTCGCCCTGATCCCCGCGCGCCGCCGCGTGCAGCGCGCGCAGGCACTGGTGGACGCCGAGCGGATCGCCCTGGACACCGGTCCGGACCGTCCGGACGAGTCCGCGGACGATCCGGACGCTGACGTCCTCCCGATCCGGCCCGGCGCCTTGACTACGAAGGACGCGGTCCAGGACGCCTGGAACAGCGGAATCCGCGACCGGGACGCCGTCGTCCGCGTGGTCGCCGAGGCCACCGGCCGGGTCCCCTCGCCGGACACCGTCGAGCGCTACCTCCGGGCCCTGCGGATCGGCGCCTGATGGGTGCGCAGCTGCCGCCCGGCGGCGACGAGCTGCGCGCCCTCCACCACCTCCGCCGCCTCGGCGCCCGCCCCTTCGGCCACCAGGAACCCGACATGCCTGCCCAGCCCGACCGCCGCCCCGTCACCCCGACCCGGATCATCCCCGCCGACGCCCCGCTGCCCGACCGGGCGCCCGAGCCCGGCGAGATCCCGCCCTGGCGCACCCCGCCCACCCCGCCACCCGCACCACCCCCGCCGCCCGCGCCCGTCGAGATCCACCACGTCCACGTTCACCAAGTCGTCGTGGCCGAGACCGAGACCGAGGAGCAGCCCCCGCTGTGGGCGCGCGTCTGGGACTGGCTGTCGGAGCGCCTGATCACCTGGCGGATGCTGATCGCGATCCTCGCCGCACTCATCCCATGGGCTGGCGGGCGCAGCCCCGTCGGGGCCTGGGCACACACCCTCCACCAGGCCCGCACCGAGGCTGGCATCGGCGCCGCCTACGTGATCGCCGGAGTCGCGGTCGCCGCCGCCTGGGCGCTCGACCGGCGCAGCAGCCGGGCCTTCCCCCGCTTCCTCCTCGTCACCGCCCTATTCGGCAGCCTCGGTGTCCTCGACTGGTACGACCCGATCACTGCCCTGACCGGAGTACTCCGATGACCGCCACCGCCACCCTCACCCTCGGCGGACTCCTCGCCGCGCTCGTCATCCTGGTCGCCAACCTCTACCCCTGGTGGACCGGCGGCCGGGAACTGTCCAAGCTCGCCGCGTTCGGCAAGGGATTCGGCGCTGCCGCCTGCGCCGCCGCCTGCCCCGGAGGCGTCCTCGGCTGGGCCCACGGCCGAGCCGGAACCGTCGCCAACGGCGCCGGCGGGCGAGCAGGCACAGCCGCCACCGGAACCACCACCTCCTCCGGCCTCACCAGCGGCCAGCTCGTCGGCCTCTCCGCCACCGGCGCGGTCGTCGTGGTCATCGCCGTCACCATCGTCGTCCTCTCCTACAAGGCGGCCGGGAAAAAGGACCGCCGCCGGATCATCGGCGGAGCCTTCGTCGGCAGCGTTCTATGCCTCACCGCCGGAGTCGCCGGTGCCCTGTCCTGGCTGCCCGACGCCCTCAACGCGGCGGGCGACGGCGTGGTCGCCGCGATCGAAGGGGCGGGCATCCTGTGAGCCGTCTCGCCCGCCCCGCCGCCCGCCTCTCCGCCGGCTCCGCCGTCCTCGCCCGCCGTCTCGGCGCCCGCACCGCCGCCTGGGTCGCACGCGGCCGGCGCCACGACCTCACCGGCTGGCGCGCCGCGCTCGGCTGCTGGGCCCGGCTCGCCCTGCTCACCCTCGGCGGCTACCTCCTCTGGCGCTTCGTTCGGGCGGTCCCCAACCTCATGTGGATCATCACCGGCGCGTGGACGATCGCCGCCTGGAGAGCCGGGAGGACCACCTCCCCAGAGGCCCCCGCCGAGGCAGGTTCTGCCTCGCCCACGGCGGTCCCCGGGGAGGCCGTCCGACGGCTCCTGCTCGACCTCATGGGGGACGCCGACCGGCTCCACCTGGCCACCGCGCTCACCCACCTCCAGGAGCACGGCCAGTGGGAGGGCCGTACGGTGACGGATCTGCGCGCGCATCTGGCCCGTCTCGGGATCCCTCACGACCGTCACGTGAAGGTCGGCCGCGTGCCGACGTGGGGGGTACGCCGGAAGGACCTCGAAGCCTCCTCCCCGGCGGAATCTCAGGCGTCGTCTCCCGTGCCGTCTACCACCCTCTGACCTGCACGTCTACCTGTCCATCTACCACCTTCTACCAACCATCTCCGAACTCATCTCCACCCCAGGGGGACCCCGATGCGCACCTACGCCACCGCCCAGCTCATCGGCGACCGCACCCGCCAGTGCGACGCCACCTCCTACGCCGAGGACCCTGCCTCCGGCGCCCGCGCGTACGTCCTCCTCGACGGCATCGGCTCCGACGACGAGGTCCGCGACTGGACCCGCACCGCCGCCCGCCGCCTCGCCCGTACGGCCGCGTGCTTCGCTGACGCCGAGGCCGGCCTGCGCGCCCAGTACGAGCGCTACGCCGCCGAGCCCGCCCGCAGCGACGAGCGGATCAGGGACGACCTCCCGCATGCCGCAGCCGTTGTAGCCGTCACCGTCCCAGGGCGGCCCCTCACCGTCGCCTGGTCCGGCGATACCCGCGCGTACCTCCTCGCGGGGGGCGCCATCCGGCGCCTCACCAACGACCACAACCTGCGGCGCACCCTCGGAGGGAGCCGCAACATCCTCACCTCCTGCCTCGGCGCCTCGGAGACGGACCAGGAGGTGGAAAACCTCCACGGGCACCCGGCGATCGAGTCCACCACCTGCGACGGGGGTGACTTCCGTCTCCTCCTCGCGTCCGACGGCGCCTACGAGCCGCTGGAGGACTCCTGCTGCGACATCGCCGCCTACCTGGCCGACGGCGACCCCGCCAAGGCGGCACGCGGCCTCGTCGAGGCGGCGATCGAGCGCAGCGGCCCGCACGCCGACAACGCCACCGCCCTCATCGCCGACCTCGGTTGACGCCCCTGCCACACTGCTCTCAGGGCCCGCCGCACAACCCCCCGATGCGGCGGGCCCTTCTACGTACCGGCGCCCGTACGCGGCGCGGGTACGGCGACCGCACGGGCCACCCACCCCCGACCCACGCCGTCTGAGGGCAGGAGCGTCGGCCGCGCCCCCAGAGCCGCGCACAGTCGGTCCAGTTCGCGCTGACACGCCTCGCGGGTCGTCGCGCGCACCATGAACACCGTCTCGTCCATGACGGCAGTCTGGCGGGCGCACGGGGTCCTGCGGGCGGCTTCGGCCCAGTTCGCACTCGGCGAGCGAGTTGCGCGGGTTCGTACGATCGGATCACGCCACACCGCCCAGGAGCTGCGCCATGCACACCGCCCACGCTGACGACGCCCCCACCTGTATCGCCTGCCCCCGCCACCTCCACGCCGACGAGGTCGGCCGCTACGCCTGCCGCCCCTGCCAAGACCGCGCCGACCTCGCCCTCCGCCAACTTCCGGGCCCCGACGGGCTGTACGCGCGCCTCGCCACCGTCACCGCACCCGGACGCGCCGGCGGCATCGGACCCGTCTCCGGATCACGCACCGCACCCCTCCCCGTCCGACTCGAACCCCTGTCGCTCTCCGCGCGCGGAGGCGTCGTCACCGTCCTCCAGACCTGGCTCGTCGACTGGCACGAGCGCCTCGGCTGGCTCCACCCCCGATGGGACGGCGGACTCCAGCAGCAGCTCGACCAGGTCGTGTACGCGTTGCGGGCCAACCTTGACTGGGCCGCCGCCGAACACCCGGCGTACGACGAGTTCCTGACGGAGACCATCCGGCTCGTCCGGCAATGCGAGCTGGCGATCACGGGGGAGAAGCGCGAGCGGCGCGTGCACGTCGTCTGCCCCTGCGGCAGCCTCCTCGGCGTCACCATCTCCACCCCCGGCGTCCGCTGCCGAGGATGCTCCGCCCAGTACGGGCACAGCGAAGCCCTCAGCCTCCCCCTCGCCGTGCGGGCAGCGGCCTGACCACGGCACGTAGTTGCGCAGGTCCACGGCCGTATGTCACAGTGCCCTCATCGGGCACACGTGCGCCCATAGACCTACAGAGCCCCCAGTCGACGCCGGGGGCTCTCTGCATGTCCGGGGGTGCCCGTGAAGCCCGCCGAGCTCTACCCCGAAGACCTCGTCTACGAACACGAAGCCACCGCCGCCACCGGCGTCCCTGGACCCGTCATCCGGCAGTGGGCCAGACGCGGCCGAATCCAGCGCTTCCCCGGCGACGGACGACCCGCCGGCCAAGGACATGGCTACAAGGTCATGTACGCCCTCCCGGAGATCGCCGAGCGCGCACTCACCTACCGGCCCACACCCCAGAGGGCACCCAAGGCCGCCTGACGCCCCGGAGGTGACCGTGGCCTTCCCCTCCGGCACTCCCGTCGTCACCCTGACCGGCACGCTCCCCTCCGCCGTCGCAGGCACCGGATACGGCGGCCAGATCGTGTGCACCCCCTCCGCGATCCTCACCGACCCCACACGCCACGCCATCTACCCCGGCGGCGGCAAAACCGACATCACCGACGGCGCGTTCAGCGTCCAGCTCATCCCCAACAACGCGCCCGGGATCGCCCCGACGGGGTGGCGCTGGTACGTCGACATCCAACCCGCACGCGGGCAACGCGCCGCGTTCTGGGCCGACATCCACGGCGCCGACGGCGACACCATCCACCTCGACACCCTCATCCCCGCGCAAGCACCCGGCGGCGGAACCACAGGAACCCCCGGCAAGAGCGCCTACGAGGTTGCCGTCGCCGAGGGATACACCGGCACCGTCACACAGTGGCTCGCCTCCCTCATCGGACCCCAAGGACCCGCAGGAGCCACCGGCGCGACCGGCCCCAAAGGCGACACCGGAGACACCGGACCCCAAGGACCACCCGGCACGCCGGCCGACATGACCCGCGTCTTGGCGCTCGAAACCGAGATGCCCGGCAAAGCCGACCTCGACGGAGCGGTCTTCCTCGGCGACGTCCTCCTCCACGGCGCCAACCTCACCGTCCAACGCGGCGACAACACCGGCGCCTACCGACTGCGCGTCACCGGCGGCGGCCTCGACTACGAGATCGCCGGACTTGACGTCATCGTCTCCCTCTGGGCCAACGCCGACTTCACCGGCACCCAGACCGCGATGATGCGCTGGGAACCCGCCGGGCCCCACCTCATCGGCCGCGTCCAGATCGGCACCAACCCGTACAACGTCGTCCACGACCTCGACGCCGCAGGCAACCGGCTCGGCTTCTACGGCGCCGCCTCCGTCGCCCGACAGGCCGTCACCGGCTCCCGCACCGACGGAACCGCCCTCACCAACGTGCTCGCCGCGCTCGACGCGCTCGGCCTCATCGACGACCAGACCACCCCGTAGGAGGCCGACATGCCCCGCACCGCCCTCACCCCCGTCCAGGCCACGCGCGCCGGAACTGTCCTCCCCGCAGCCGTCGCCGGAGACGTCGCCAACGGCAACTCGGTGGCCAACGACGGCCGCGTCGTCCTCGTCGTGAAGAACACCAACGCCTCCTCGACCGCGCGTACGGTCACGTTCGCGTTCACGAAGACCGTCGACGGACAGGCCGTCACCGCGCGCGCCGAAACCATCCCCGCCGGAGAGACGCAGGTGTTCGGGCCGTTCCCGCCCACCGACTACGGCACCAGCCTCGCCGTCAACGCCGACAACGCCGAACTGACCGTCCAAGTCATCCGCGTCTGACAGGGTGTCCAGTGCTGTCGCAGCGGTTCCCCAAGGGCCTGGCTGCTCTTATGCTTCCTCGGTCAACATGACCCGAGGGGGGCCAATGGCGAAGATCAAGGCGCGGCGCAAGATGGGCTGGATAGCGCTCGCCTTCCACTGGACAATGATGATCATGACCGTGGGGCTCTGGACACCCATATACCTTGCCGCACGCCGACGACGCGTCACCATCACACACGTACCCAACGGATACAGCGGGCCCCTGCCGCCTACTCGCTAGCGCCCGAGGGAGGCTCCCGATGCCCATCGCGCCTCCCTCCCGATGCTCGCTGCCCGACTGTCATGAGATGGCCACAACGCGAGGCAGGTGCGACGATCACCAGCCCGAGCCATGGCGAGGCAGACCATCACCCCAAGAGCGCTACGGCATGAGCAGCGGAACCATGCGCGCACTCAAACGTCAAGTCGCAGCCAGAGACCATGGCTGCTGCTACGTGTGCGGAGGCGAGGGCGCCGACGAACTCGAACACAAGATCCCCGTCAGTCAAGGTGGAGCAGCACGAGACCTGAACAACCTCGGGCTGATCCACTCCGAGCCGTGCCATCGCGAGAAGACAGCGCGCGAAGCCGCAGAAGGATCAAGACGGGCCCGCGAGCGCAAGGCCGCAAGCGCGTGACCTGCACGCGTGCGCCCGGGTAGGGGAGTCAAAATCATGGCCCAAGATCCCTGGGGGACCGACGCGGCCAGAGAGCGGGATGCGCGCTCAGATCACTGACAGGGGGTCTGGCGTGGGACGGACTGCGGCTCCTGCCGGGCTGAAGTTGATTACTGGCCGTTCGCCGGGCCGGGACTCGGGCGGCCGGAAGGTGGAGCCGGGCCCGGCGTTCAAGCGGGTTCCGCCTTCAGCTCCTGACTGGCTGTCGAGCGAGGCGTTGGCCGAGTGGGACCGGGTGATCCCGGAGTTGTCCCGGCTGGATCTGGTGAAGGAGCAGGACCGGGCCGCGCTGGCCGCCTACTGCGAGGCGTGGGCGACCTTCGTGTACGCCTCGCGCGTGGTGCAGAAGGAGGGCCTCGTCATCGAGGCAAGGCAGGGCAAGCTGGCGCATCCGTGCGTGGCGATCGCCCGCAATGCGGGCCGCGAGATGAGGTCGTGGGCGGCCCACTTTGGTCTGACGCCGTCGACGGAGCAGGCCCTGGCGCGAGGCGGGGGCGACGATGGGGACGAGGCGAACCCGTTCGCAGGTTCTGGCTGATCTGGGCGTCAGCCCGGAGGTCGGCTGGTACATGAAGTCCCGGGGGATTCCGCTGCCGGACTGCCCGCCGAAGGTGCAGACGCCGAATCCGGGCGCGGCTCCGGGCGCGGTGTTCGATCCGGACCGGGTGGACCGGGTGCTGAAGAGTTTCCACCTGCTGCGGCACACGCAGGGTAAGTGGGCGGGCAAGCCGCTGGACCCGGATCCGTGGCAGGTGGCCTACATCATCGCCCCGGTGTTCGGCTGGGTCCGCTGGGACGACGAGGCTGAGGGGTTCGTCCGGATCGTCCGCAAGCTGTACGTGGACGTGCCGCGACGCAACGGGAAGACGACGCTGTCCGGCGGTATCGCCGTGTACCTGATGGCCGCCGACAGCGAGCCGGGCGCGCAGGTGTATGCGGCGGCCACGTCGGAGAAGCAGGCCCGCTACACGTTCGATCCGATCCGGACGATCGCTGAGCGTGCGCCGGCATTGAAGGGTAACGTCAAGGCGTACACGAAGAAGATCACGCATCCCGCTTCAGGCTCTTACTTCACGGTCGTCTCGTCGGTCGCGGAGGCGATGCACGGCGCGAACGTGCATGGCGGCATCATCGACGAGTTGCATGTACACAAGACGCCCGACTTGGTGGAGACGATCGAGACGGGTACCGGCTCCAGGCGCCAGCCCCTCGTTGTGATCATCACTACGGCGGACGACGGCAAGCAGGAGTCCATCTACGACCGCAAGCGCCAGTATGTTGAGCAGTTGGCCCGCGGCGTCCTGCACGACCCGGACACCTACGGCGTGGTGTGGGGTGCCGAGGACGATGACGACCCTTACGCAGAGAGCACATGGCGCAAGGCCAACCCGGGCTTCGGCGTGAGCCCGAGCGCCGCCTACCTGCGGGGGGCGGCGGCGGAGGCGCAGCAGTCACCTGCTGACCTGGCGAAGTTCTTGCGTCTGCATCTGGGCATCCGGACCAAGCAGTCGACGCGGTTCCTGATGATGCCAGCGTGGGACAGTAACGCGGGCCTGGTCGACGAGGAGTTGTTGGCGGGGCGGGATACGTGGGGTGGTCTGGACCTCGCGAGTACGTCGGACCTGTGTGCGCTGTGCTGGCTGTTCCCGGACGATGACAACGGAACCCTGGACGCGGTGTGGCGGTTCTGGACGCCTGAGGACAACCTGAAGGCGCTGGACAAGCGGACGGCCGGTGCGGCGTCGAGGTGGGTTCGTGAGGGCTGGCTGACGGCGACGCCGGGGAACGTTGCCGACTACGACTGGATTCGGGAGCAGATCCGCCGGGACCGCGACAAGTTCAAGGTCCGCAGCATCGGCTACGACCCGTGGAACGCCTCGCAGTTGACGAACGACCTGGTGTCGGAGCGAGCGCCGATGGTGAAGGTCCGGCAGGGCTTCGCCACGATGTCGCCGGTGCTGAAGGAGATCCAACGTTTGGTCTTGCAGGGCACGCCGGAGCGTCCGGCGCTGCGGCACGGCGGACACCCGGTGGTGCGCTGGTGCGTGGACAACCTGGCTGTGGCGATGGACCCGGCGGGCAACGTGAAGCCCGACAAGGCCAACTCGGGCGACAAGATTGATGGCGTGTCGGCGCTCGCCACGGCCATGGCGGAGATCGTTGCGCGGCCCCCGCGCCGGAAGTCCCGGTACGCGGAAGAGGACGAAATCATGGTCGTGTAGCGGCCTGGCGGGAGGTCGCAGATGTTCGCATGGCGCCGCACAGCGGTCCGTAAGCGGGTCGTCGTCAACTTGGCGGACAAGGCGTTCAGCGGGATTCTGTGGGCGAAGCGCGGCCCTCTGCTGGTGCTGCGCGATGTGGAGATCCTGGAGGCTGGCCGGGTTCCGCAGCCGGTGGACGGCGAGGTCGTCATCGAGCGCGCCCGCGTCGAGTTCACGCAGGTGCTCGCCGGCGGGGGTGGCTGATGGCGTTCGTGGTCAGCTCCGGGCAGCTCGCGACCACCGGCGTCGGAGTCACGCCGATGTTCTCCGCGATGCCGATTCCGGCCGCCCCGTGGGAGTATGAGGCGATCTGGCGGACGCAGCCCCAGGTGCGCACGGTCATCTCGTTCCTGGCCCGGAACATCGCGCAGATCGGCATCCATACCTTCCGGCGGGTCAGCGACACCGACCGCGAACGGCTGACCGACCATCCGCTGGCACAGTTGCTGGCGGAGCCGTTGCCGCGGATGACGCAGTACCGTTTCGTCGAGCGCATGGTGTCCGACTACGCCCTCTACGACGACTTCTACGGGATCAAGCTGCGGCTGAACGGGAAGCTCCGGATTCTGCCTGTGCCGCCGACGCTGATCCGGCCGGCCGAGGGGAACTGGATCGCCCCGAAGTACTACGAGACCCCGGGCGGCCGGGACTTCGCACCGGAAGAGGTCGTGCACATCCATGGTTATACGCCGGAGACGCTCACACACGGCACTTCGCCGATCGAGTCGCTGAGGGATCTGCTGCTGGAGTCTCGGGAGTCGGCGAAGGCGCGGGCGGCGATGTGGAAGGGCGGTGCCCGGCTGACGGGCGTGCTGGTCCGGCCGCCTGACGCCCCGGAGTGGGGGCCTACGGAGAAGGTCCGGTTCCGGGAGATGTGGCGGTCGTTTACGCAGGGCGGCGGTTCCGAAGGCGGTACGCCGATCCTGGAAGACGGCATGGAGTACAAGCCGGTCGGCTTCAACCCTCAGCAGGCCCAGTACATCGAGGCGCGCAAGCTGACCCGCGAGGAGGTCTCGGCGGCCTACTTCATCCCGCCGCCGCTGATCGGCATTCTCGATCACGCCACGTACAGCAACATCAAAGAGCAGCACTCGCACCTCTACCAGGACACCCTGGGGCCGTACCTGGCGATGTTCGCGCAGGAGATCCAGGCGCAGATTCTTCCGGACATGCCGGACGCCGAAGACGTCTACTGTGAGTTCAACATCGACGCCAAGATGCGCGGCTCGTTCGAGGAACAGGCCGCAGCGGCATCCACTGCGACAGGCCGGCCCTGGATGACGGTCAACGAGACCCGGGGCCGCAACAACCTGCCCGCGATCGAGGGCGGCGACCAGCTGATCACGCCGTTGAACGTTTCCGAAGGCGGACTGGCGAGCCCGAGGGACACGGCATCGGAGCCCGATGCGGCCCCAAAAGCGCTGGCCCGGCGGACGCAGACGAAAGCCGGGCCGGACACTAGCGGGCCGTCCGAGCTTGGTGAGCTGCGCCGCGGCTTCGCGAATGCCCTTCAAGATTTGACGGCCAAAGAGTCCGCCGCTCTTGTGGATGCTGGTCCGGGTTCCGCTGATGCGGTTCGGTCATGGTGGGCGTCGGGGCGAGACGGCAGGCTGGCCAGGCTGTCCGGGCTGATTGCGGACTACGCCCTGCGATTCGGCCTCGCCGGCGCACGCCGGGTTCTGGACGAGTTCAATTCGTCCGAAGAGGGCTGGACAGAGGACGTGATGCAGCCGTGGCTGCTGGCTGCCGCCCTGCATCATGCTCAGTTGCATGATACAGCGGGCGAGCAGGCCGCCGTCGAAGCGGTTGAGCCTCCTCCCGAGGAGGGTGCCCTGGCGTCCGTCTTGGCGGCTGCGGGTGGTGTGTGGGCTACAGCGGCGTTGACGCGCAGCCAGACGGCGGCGACGGAGGCCCTTTCGTTCGGCGGACATGACGCGGCAGAGGCGTCGGGGCTGTCGTCCAAGCGATGGGTGACAACCAGTTCAGACCCGCGGTCGGAGCACGCTGCGATGAACGGCCAGGTGGCGCCGCTGGACGGGCTGTTCTCCAACGGCTTGCGCTGGCCCGGCGACGGCACGGGGGATGCGGACCAGACGGCGAACTGCCGGTGCGAGTTGACGTATTCGAAAGCGGAGTGACCATGCGGACAAAGAGCTGCCCGGTGCGGATCAAGGCCGCGGGCACCCATGAAGGCACCGACGAGGGCGTGTTCGAGGCCATCGTGGCGGCCTACAACGTCGACAGCGTCAGCGACAAGATCACCCCTGGCGCGTTCGCGGAGACCCTGGCGGAGTGGAAGGGGCGCGGCGACCCCATCCCGGTGCTGTGGTCGCACATGAGCCACGATCCGGACTACCACATCGGCGAGGTGCTGGAGGCGGAGGAACGCCCGGAGGGACTGTGGGTGAAGGCCCGTATCGACCTCGACGCGTCCAAGGCCGCCCAGGTCTACCGGCTCCTGAAGGGCCGCCGCGTCACCCAGTTCTCCTTCGCGTACGACATCGAGGAAGGCTCGTGGGTGGAGCGTAAGGACGGGCCCGGCTACTACGAGCTGCGCAAGCTGACGTTGTACGAGGTCGGTCCGACGCTGATCGGCGCTAACCAGGCCACCGAGCTGATCGACGTGAAGAGCGCGACGGTCAGCGAAACGCTTCCCGACCTGTCGAAGGCGCGGGAGGCGCTCGAATCCCTGAAGGCCGGCAGGACGCTGTCGGCTCAGAACGAGCAGCGAGTGCGGGACATCGGCCGCCTCGCGAGTGAGCTGCTGGAGTCGCTTCCTTCCAGCACCGACGAACCGCAGGACGCCGAGAAGGCCACGCCTGCCCCGCCCGCTGTCGCCTCGCTCCAGGACACTCCTGAGGCCAAGGCCGTCCAGCCCGCCGGGCCGAGCCCCGCCTCGCTCCGTCTGCACGCCGACCTCGAAGCCTTCGTGGCCGAGGTCTCCACGCTTACGGACTGAGGAGAACCGTGAACAAGATCGACGAGCTGAAGGAACAGCTCAAGCACCACCTGAAGCAGGCGCAGGCCATCGCGGCGAAGGCCGAGAGTGACGATCGGGACTTTACCGACGACGAGCGCGCCCAGATCAAGCAGCACATGGACCAGGCGCAGGAGGCCAAGTCGGGCCTGGAGAAGGCGAAGGCGTCGGCCACGATGCGGCAGGCACTGGCCGACCTCGGCGACGAGATCCAGATCGAGCAGAAGTCCGGCGATCACCGCACTCCGGCCGGCCTGATCATCCCCGACTCCAAGGCGTCCCTGGGCGAGTCCTTCGTGAAGTCCGGGGAATTCCGAGGACTGATGGAGTCGGCCCCGAACGGCGTGTTCGGGAAGGACCACCGGGTCCAGTCCCGACCCGTCGGCTACAAGACGCTCGTCACCGGCGGATCGGACACGTCCGGTGGCGCGTTCGTCAACAACGACCTGCGGGGCCTTCAGGTCGGCCTGACGGCGTTCCAGCGCCCCCTGCGGCTCCGGGATGTGGTCACCAACCTGACCACCACATCCGACACCATCGAGTACGTTCGTCAGACGTCGCAGACGAACAACGCCAGCCCGGTCGCCGAGTCCACGACCACGGCTGATCCCGGCTCCATGAACGCCGCGAACGGCGTCAAGCCGGAGTCCGCGATCGCCTGGGCGAAGGTCACCACCCCGGTCCGTACGATCGCGCACTGGATTCCGCTGACCAAGCGGGCGCTGTCGGATGCCTCCCAGGTCCGCAGCATCATCGATGCCTTCCTGCGCTACGGCCTGGAGGAGGAACTCGAAGACCAGATGATCTCGGGCGACGGAACGGGCGAGAACCTCGACGGCCTCGGCAACGTCTCCGGCGTGCAGGCGCAGGCGTGGGACAGCGACCCTCTCACCACCACCCGCAAGGCCAAGACCAAGGTCCGCCTGGTGGGCCGCAGCGTGGCCAACGCGTACCTGTTCAATCCGGCCGACTTGGAGACGATCGACCTGCTCCAGGACAACGAGGCCCGGTACTACTTCGGCGGCCCGTCCGGCGTCGGCACCGCCGGGACCCTGTGGGGCCTGCCGGTCATCGAGACCGAGGCCGTCCCGGCCGGAACCGGCTACGTGGGCGACTTCCGCAAGGCCGTGCTGTGGGACCGCGAGCAGGCGTCCATCACGATCTCGGACTCCCACGCAAACTTCTTCATCCGCAACATGGTCGCGATCCTCGCCGAGATGCGGGCCGCGTTCGGGATCATCCAGCCCAACGCGTTCGTCGAGATCGACCTGACTGCCTGACCGGAGGCCACCATGGCATACCTGAACCCGGCTGCCGGCGCCGCACGCAAGGCGAAGCAGACCGCCGCTGTCACGAACGCGGGCGCCGCGACCGCCTCGGCAGCCGCCGGGGCCACGCCCACGAAGGCCGAGTACGACGCGCTCCTCGCGGACGTCAACGCTCTGCGCACCAAGCTGAACGCGCTGCTGACGGCGATGCGTACTGCGGGCCAACTGGCGCCGTGACTCTCATCAGCTCACGGACGGTCCGGGGGGAATGCCCTACGTGTGGGGCTGCTCACGTCTCGTGCGGCACTCCCTCGGACTCCGTCCCCGTCGACCAGGATGTGGAGGTGGCCGCCGTGAGCGGACCGCTGAAAAGGTACGTGGTCACCACGCCGCACGGTGTGAAGACCACGATGAAGCTGAACGAGGCGGACGCCCGACGGATGGGCGTACTGGACGAGCTCGGTCAGGATGCCCCGGAAAAACTTGCCGAGGCGTCCGTCCAGGACCCGGCGAAGAAGCGCGCAGCCAGCAACAAGAGCCGTACCGCGGCCAACAAGGGCGGTGCGGGCGGTGGCGACGACTGACTACCTTGCCGACCCGGACGACCTAGCCGTCTGGCTCGGTGTCCCGGCCGACGATCCGAAACTCCTCCGAGCGCTCAGCGCCGCGTCCAGCCGCTTCCGCGGCGCCGTCCGCCATCAGGTGTCCTACGTGGCGGACGATACGACCATCCTCGACGGCAACGGGGCGGAGTCCGTCCTCCTGGGGGCCGCGCCAGTCACGGAAATCGCCTCGGTCAGGCTGGACGGAACGGAACTGGTCTACCAGTCCGACTACGAATGGTCGGCGGACGGATTCCTGCGCCGCATCGGATGCTGTTGGCCTGACCGGCTGCGTTGTATCGAGGTCGTCTGGAGCCACGGATTCCAGACGATCCCGGACGACATCGACGAGGTCATCATCGACCAGGCCCGCACTCAGTACACGGTGCGGCCCGGACTGACGTCGATGACGGTCGGAAGTCAGTCCGTCGCCTTCGGCGCGCAGGCATCGATTGGCGTCACGCAGCAGTGGAGGACGGCGGTGGAGAAGTACCGACTGAACCAGGGGGACGCCCCGTGACGTTGATGTTCTTCCAGTCCGTGACGCGCGTCCGCGCGCCGGTGACCGAGGACCGGTACCACAACAAGAAGCGGGACTGGGGCAGTGCGCAGCACGCGCAGATCGATGGAGTGAACGTCCAGCCCGCAGGTGCGCCGGTACGGTCCGAGGAGGGCACTGACGACCGGCAGACCACGGTCACATCATGGGTCCTCCAGACCCCGGAAGGCGTAGACCTGGACCTGCTGGAGACGGACCGGATCATCTTCGACGGGATGACCATGGAGGTCGACGGCAAGGTGGCCCGCTGGCCCGACCCCTTCGGTCCCGGCGTCCACCACGCGGAGGCCCGGCTGAAGGAGATCGACTAGTGGCCGCCCGCATGGTGTTCGACCGTCGCGTCTACCGACAGATCGCGTCCGGCCCGGAAATGGCTTCCTACCTGTTGGCGATCGCCGACAGGGGGAAGTCGATCGCCGGGACGCTCGCGCCCACCTACAGCGGCCCCACCTGGGGGAACGCGGCTCGCGCAAATGACTACAAGCGGTCGCTGGAAGCCAAGTTGGATCGCAACAACTTCGGCTGGCGCAGCGAGATCGCCGCAAACGTGGCCTACGCGGTTCAGGTGGAATTCGGCACCGGCCGGCATCAGTCGCGAGCCCGTGACGCGAGGGGCCGGTTCCGATCCGCCCGCGAGCGCCCCCAGGACGGCTACTCGCCGAAGTGGCGGGTGCTGGGGCGCACCCTGGAAGCGATGAGGAACTGATCATGATCAAGGTCAAGCTGGCGAACTGGTACGGCGACAAGGCTCCTGGGGAGGAACTCGATGTCGACGAGGCGACACTGAAGGCCCTGCACCGCGACGGTAGGATCGCCTCCGTCATCGCTGCCGACTCGACCGTCGCGTTGGACCCCGCCGCGGGCGAGGAAAGTGGGCCGGAGGCCGCCGAGCCCGTCCCCTCCCAGGCGGGCCGAAAGCGCCGATGACGCTACCTTTCGCGCCGATGCCGGACATCGAGCAGGTCGCCATCGACCTCCTCGCCGAGGTGCTCGACGCCTCGGTGACGGTCGACAGCGAGTGGCCAGAGAAACTGGCGCAGAACCTGCCGGTCGTGGCCGTCGCGCTCGGCCCCAGCGGCGGATCGGCCATCAAGGCGGTCACAGCGAACCGCGGCCTCGACATCGACGTGCTCGCTGCCACCAAGGCCGAAGCGCGCGACCTCGCAGCTCTCGTCTCCGCGCACCTCCTGGCCGCACAGGGCACGATGCGTCCTGGGGCCCGCATCTACGGGGTCGAGGAGACCAGCTTCATCTGGCTGCCCGACCCGGTGACGAACATCCCCCGCTATGTGCTCGTGATGAGCATGGTGGTCCGACCGGCGTAGCCCGACCAACCCGCACCCCTCTTTCCCTTTCACCCGTCGGCGTCCTGGCCGTGCGGGTCCTCGCTATGCCTGGAGGCAACCCGATGGCGAACGACGCCGACAACGTGCGAGTGGGCCTCAACGGCTCCGTGTACATCGCCCCGAAGGGGACGACCGCCCCGACCGATCTGGATACGGCGTGGGGTGTGGGCTGGGTGGATCTCGGCTACCTGTCCGATGACGGGGTCGAGATGTCGTACTCGACGGACACGCAGGACATCAACGCGTGGCAGTCCCTCAGTCCGGTGCGGAAGGTGCTGACGGGCGTCGACATGACGCTCGGTTTCACCTGCATCGAGCTGAAGACCAGCACGGTCACGCTGTATTTCCCGTCGTCGACGATGACGGACGTTTCGCCGGGCGTGCACAAGTTGGCGATTCCGGCGGCGCCGTCGCCGGACGAGCGGGCGATCGGCCTGGAGTGGCTGGACGGCACGATCAAGAACCGGCTGGTCATCTCCCGTGGCGAGGTCACCAACCGCGACAGCATCACTTTGGCCCGCTCGGGCGCGGTTTCGCTGCCGATGACGGTGTCCGCGTACGCCGACACCGCGCCGGAGATCGCCGTGTGGCTGTCCAACGACCCCGCCTGGGCGGCGTAGCCCCCTTCTACTCCCCGGCAGGTGTGCGATGCGGGTCGCGCCTGCCGGGGTTCAACCCGCTGAACCCGCGAGGAGAAACGCATGACCACCAAGAAGCCGGCCGGGCGGCCGGTCGTCTCCCTGGATGCGCTCGCCAAGCAGAAGAGGGATGCGCTTCCGGAGCCGACCACCTTCGAGCTGCACGGCGTGGAGTTCACGCTGCCGCCGATGCGGGCGCTGCCGTTCGAGTTGCAGGAGCGCGTCGGCAACCTCGACGACATCCCCGGTGTCCTGAGGGACGTCCTCGGTGCCGACAACGTGCAGCGGATGTACGACGCCGGGTTCACGTTCCTGGACATCGAGGTGATCGGCCAGGAGTGGCAGAAGCACTCCGGGGTCGAGCCGGGGGAATCTCCGGCCTCCGCCGATTCCTGACGGAGTTCGGGGAGGCCGTCGAGTGGGACATGGCCCGGTACTGGCCGGGCCGGTCCCTGCTGGAGCTGTACCGGGGGGAGATGTCGTGGCGCGAACTGCGCGTCTTCCTGAAGCACCTGCCGCCTGACTCCGCGACCGCGCGCGCGGTGCGCGGGGGCACGCCGGAGGAAGAGGCGTGGACGCTCGACCGACAGCTCCTCGCGAGCGCGGTCGACGCGATCCGTGAGAACACGTTCTTCACGGTCAAGCTCGGCGGCGACCCGAAAAAGACGGGCCGCCTGAAGCCGCCGGATCCGATCCCGCGGCCGGGCGTGGAGAGCAAGAAGAGCAACGTGATCCGTTTCGGTGGCCGCCACGGCTCCGGAGCTGCACAACTGGCGGCCGTCTTCGGGAGGCCCGCCGCGAACCAGTAACAGGGGGTGCGCGGTGGCCGGTCCCAATGGCGTCCTCGTCGGACGCGGATACGTCTCGATCCGCCCCGAGTTCGAGGGCGACTGGGGCCGCTCCGTCAGCGCTCGCGCCTCCACCGCCGGGCGCGACGGAGCCGGCGCTTTCTCCAAGGCGTTCGGCGCCGGCGTCAGTGCCGGCCTCAAGGGCATCGGGGCGCTCGCGGGCGTGGCGATCGCCGCGAACCTCAACGCCACAGCCGCCGGTGCGGCCGTCCTCGCTCCCGCACTGACCACCGCTGCGGCTGCGGCAGGCGCCCTCAAACTGGGGCTGTCCGGGGTGGGGGATGCGTTCAAGGCGGCGTTCGCCGACAGTAGCGCGGACGCGAAGGCGTCGGCGTCGGCGACGAAGGCCGTCGAGGGCGCGCAGCGCGGTTTGGCGAACGCTCAGCGGGCGCTCGCGGACGCGCGCGTGCAGGCGGCCAAGCGCGTACAGGATGCGCAGCGCGGTGTCGTGGACGCCGAGCGGGATCTCGCTGACGCGCAGCGTGAGGCCCGCGATGTCCAGGCGGACCTCAACGCTGCCCGGCAGGAAGCCTCGCGGGCGCTGGAGGACATGAACCTCCGCCTGGAGCAGTCCCAGCTCGACGAGCGGGACGCCGTCCTGCGGCTGACCGAGGCGCAGAAGGAACTCGACGCCGCGCGCGCGAAGCCCGGCACCACGCCCGAGCAGCTCGCCAAGCTCCAGCTCGCCTACGACAAGGCGTCGCTGAACCTGCGGGAGCAGCGCACCGAGACGAAGCGGCTCGCCGACGACACGAAAGCCGCGAACAAGGCCGGCGTCGAAGGCAGCACGCAGGTCGTCGCGGCGAAGAAGAAGATCGCCGACGCCAACCGCAACGTCGCCGACAAGGAGCGCGCGGTCGCGGACGCCCAGCGCGGCGTGTCGGAGGCGCGCGCGGACGGCGCCCGGCAGATCGCCGACGCGCAGCGTGCCGTCGCGGACGCTGCGGCGGCGGTCGCGGACGCGCAGGCTGCGGCGGCAGCGCAGACGTCGAAGTTCGACGAGGCGATGTCGAAGCTCGCCCCCAACGCGCGGAGTTTCGTCTCCGCAGTGAAGGGCCTGGCTCCCGCCTGGACCGACATGCGCCTGTCGGTGCAGAACTCCCTCTTCGCGGGCCTGGACTCCACGGTCACACAGCTCGGCCGTACGACGATCCCGGTCCTCAAGGAGGAGCTGACCGCGACGGCCGGCGTCTGGAACCAGATCGCGCAGTCCGCGGCGGCCGGCATCGCGGAGATGTCGAAGTCCGGGGTTCTACGGCAGATCCTTCAGGGCGCGACCGCGAACCTGGCGGTCTTCAAGGACACCCCGAAGCAGATCCTGACCGCTCTGGGGCAGCTCAGCGTCGCGGCGCAGCCCGCGTTCAATGGGCTCCTCGCCCAGTTCGCGGGGGCGATCACGTCGTTCACGGACGGTATCGCCAAGAGCTTCGAGGGCGGCGGCCTCCAGCAGGCCATCGACACGGCGTTCCAGATCCTGTCCGGGTTCGGGACCCTGCTGGGGAACGTCCTCGGAACGGTGCAGCAGATCTTTAAGGCCGCCGCCGACGCGGGCGGCCAGATCGTCGGCGTGCTCGGGTCCGTCTTCGGCGAGATCAGGAACATCCTCGCGGCGCCGGAGATGCAGGCCACACTGCGGCAGCTGTTCGCGTCGGTGGCGCAGGTCGTCGGGGCGCTCGTGCCGGTCATCGGCGGCATCGTCCAGGCGATCGTGCCTCTTGTGGCGGCGCTCGCCCAGCCGATCGCCGAACTCGCCGTCGTCCTCGGCCCGGTCCTCCAGCAGCTCGTAGCCGCCCTGGGCGCCGCCCTGATGCCGGTCATCCAGGCGCTGATGCCGGTGCTGGTGCAGGTCGGTACCGCGATCGTCGAGATCGTGCAGGCGGTGATCCCGCTGCTCCAGCCGATCGCCGACCTGATCACGGCTGTGATCGTCGCGCTCGCGCCCGCACTGACCCCGATCATCGCCGTCGTCCAGCAACTTGTCGGCGTCCTGGTGGGGCCGCTCACGCAGATCGTCAAGGCGCTCACGCCCGCGCTGGTGCAGATCGGCCAGATCATCGCGCAGGCGTTCCAGGCGCTGATGCCAGTCCTCACCCCGCTGGTCAGCCTGATCGGGCAGATCGCCGGGCTGATCGCCAAGGTGTTCGCTGCCGCGCTGGGGCAGCTCATGACCGCGCTGAAGCCGATCATCCCGATCGGTATGCGGTTGATCAACGAGGTGTTCGCCGCGCTCACGCCGATCCTGCCCATGCTGGGTGACGCGATCGGCGTGATCGTGGACGCGTTCATGTCGATGGTCGGCCCTCTCGGGCAGGCGTACGCCGGGCTGGCCAGGCAGCTCCTGCCTGTCGTGGTGGATCTCCTGCCTGTCATCACGAATCTCGCGGGCATCCTCGCGGGCGCGCTGGCTGCGGCGATCCCGCCGCTGGCGGACGCGTTCCTGCAGCTCGTGCTCGCGGTTGTGCCGATCCTGCCGATGCTCGGCAATCTGATCGGCCTGGTCCTGAAGATCTCGGTCGGCCTGATCGTGCAGTTGCTGCCGTCGCTGGTGGAGCTGGTGCAGGCGTGCGTGCAACTGCTCGTGGCTGTGGTTCCGCTACTGCCCCCGATCGCCCAACTGGTCGGTCTGGTGGTGGAGCTCGCGGTCCGGGTCCTGAACTTCCTGCTGCCGCCGCTGCTGTCCCTGGCGAAGTTCCTGATCGGCGCGATGGCGAAAGCGCTCACGACGGTGATCGGTTGGGTGACCGGGCTCGTCAACGCGATCTCCGGCCTGATCACGTGGGTGGTGTCCCGGCTCGCTCCGGCGATGACCAACCTGCGCGACAAGATCATCAATGCGTGGACCGGCATCAAGAACGGCATCGGTGCCGCCTGGACGTGGACCAAGCAGAACGTGTTCTCCCCGATGGGTACGTTCTTCACCAAGACCATTCCGGGCTGGGCGGACACCCTGCGGAGCAAGACGGTTGCCGCGTGGGATGCCGCGCGGGCAGGTATCAAGACCGCCTGGGACAAGATCAAGGCGATCGCGCGGGAGCCGGTCCAGTTCATCGTCGATACGGTCTACAACAAGGGACTTGCGGGCGTCTGGAACAAGATCGCCGGGGCGTTCGGTGCGCCGAAGCTGCCGACGTTCAAGTTCGAGGACGGCGGCATCATGCCCGGCTACACGCCGGGCCGCGACGTGCACAAGTTCATGTCGCCGACCGGTGGCGGTCTGGAGCTGTCGGGCGGAGAGTCGTTCTTCCGGCCGGAGTTCACTCGCGGTGTCGGCTCGGGATTCGTGGCGACGATGAACCACATCGCGAAATCGCAGGGGGCTCAAGGCGTTCGTGCGGCGCTCGCCCCGGTCCTCGGCGGGAACCCGGACACTCCGGTCGACCGATCCCTGCGCTACGCCGACGGCGGGATCGTGCAGCGGTTCGCGGACGGCGGGATCTTCGGGTGGATCAAGTCCGCCGGGTCTGCGGTCCTCGGGGCAGGGTCCGCAGCCTGGAACGCGGTGAAGAAGGGCGCGTCCTGGCTGACGGACACGATCGAGGCGTCCGCGCGCGCGGGTGTGAAGAACATCGTCGACCCGTTGCTCAAGTCGTTCCCCGGCATGGACACAGGCTTCGGCCGAATGCTCCGCAACATCCCCAACCACATGATCGACACCCTGTTCGGCTACGGAAAGGAGGCTGACAAGCAGGGTGGTGGCGGTCTCGGCGGCCCGAAGATTCAGGCGGCGTTGCGCTGGGCGAAGACGCAGAACGGTCTGCCGTACCAGTGGGGCGGCAACGGCAACCCCAGCTGGGACTGCTCCGGGTTCATGTCGGCGATCGAGTCGGTTCTCCGCGGGGAGAAGCCGCACCGGAGGTGGAGCACGCACGCGTTCTCCGGGCAGACGGCGCCTCCCGGCTGGGTGTACCACGGCAACAGCCCGTTCCGGATCGGGATCACGGCGGCCGGGGTCGGCCACACCGCGGGCACCCTCGGCGGAACCAAGGTCGAGTCGCGCGGCGGCGACGGCGTGGTCGTCGGCAACAGGGCCCGCGGCTACAACGACAAGCTGTTCACGAGCTGGTACGGCTTCAAGCCGGGGTCGTACGACGCCGGCGGCTACCTCCAGCCGGGTCTCAACCTCGCCTACAACGGCACGGGAAGGCCCGAGCCCGTTTTCACGACGGCCCAGGCCAACGCCCTCACCTCCCTGGCGTCGCGCGCGGACGCCGGTCCGGCGCAGTTCGAGGGCGACCTGTACCTCGACAGCGGTGAACTCCTCGGCGTGGTCCGGGGCGTGATGGATCAGCGGGACCGTCAGCTCGTATCGACCCTGCGCGCCGGCCGGAAGGGGTGACCTGAACGGTGGGAATCCCCGGGAACTTCTTGTCGGACACGACGTCGACGGTCGACCCGAACACGTCCGGCTGGGCGGTCAAGACCAACTGCACCCTCGCGCGCGGTACAGGCGGGACGGTGACGGATGGCTGCCTGGCTGTCCGGTCGGTGGCGTCGGGTGAGATGCAGGCGCGGACGGTTGCATCGTATCCGGTGGTCCAGGGGACGGAGTACGAGGCGTTTGCCGACGCCAGCGGTGCAACGGTCCCTGAGCGGATCGGTATCCGCTGGCTGAACGCGGCGAACGCGGAGATCAGCATCACGTGGTCGCTGACCACCAGCTCGGCGTCGGCGACGTGGCATCGGATCGCGGTGGCGGACTGGGCCCCGGACGGGGCGACGCAGGCGCAGGTGATTCTGTCGTCGACCCCGGCCGCAGGCGCGGTCTTCAGCTACTACGACAACTTGTACTTCGGGCTCCCGCAGGGCACGACGGGCAACCTCTTGTCGGCGAACGCGGAGACCAGCGAGCGGGCATCGGGTTGGGAGTACGTGGCGGTCACGAACTGCTCGGTGTCCCGCACCGTGCCGCCCGTGAACTGGGGTGCCACCAACTACTCGGCTGGCGGTCACGTCGCGACGATGACCGTCACCACCAACGGTGCCGCCGATTTCCGCAGTACGGACTGGCCGACGGTGACGCCGGGCCGGGAGTACCTTGCGTACGCCTACCTCAACCCGCCAGCCAGCGGCAGCGCGTCGTGGATTGAGCTGCGGTTCTACAACGCGGCGTTCGCGCAGATCCAGGCGACCAGGTCGGTCCTCAACGCGCCGTCGACGGGCTGGTACCGGCAGCGCGTCTCCGACTACGCGCCGGCGGGCGCCGTGTACGCGACGGTGGCGTTCGGGTTGAGTACGGCGACGGCCGGGCAGGTGCTGCGCACGGACGGGGCCGTGATCCTCGCGGGCCCGGCGGCGTATCCGGGCACGGTCGTCCCCTACAAGGACGCGTCGTTCGAGCAGGGCGTCGGCGCGTGGACGGTGGTCTCCGGGGTGGGGACGCTGGCGCGGGTGGAGCCGTGGGGCACGGATGCCGTCGACGGCTCGTACAGCATGTCGGTGTCGTCGGCGACCGCGACGACGACCACGATCCAGTCCGGCCGGTATCCGGTCGGGGCTGCGGCCGGCCAGTCGTGGACGGTGCAGACGGGCCTCAAGGTCGCTGCCGGCTCCTGGAATTTCAGCCGGGCGATCCGCTGGTACGACGCCGCGAACACCGACCTCGGGCGGACGGCGGCGAATGCGGTGGTGGCGCCGACGCCGGGCTGGTGGTGGCTGGCCAGCCAGTTCACGGCGCCCGCTGGCGCGACGCAGGCGGCCGTCGAGCTGATCCTGACGGCGACCGCGACATCGTCGGTGATCCGCCTGGACCGGGTGGGGCTGTGGCAGTCGGTGCCGGTGGCGGAGGCCACGGTCAATCCGGCGACGGCGTCGGTGCTGGTGACGTTCCGCGAGCTGACGGCGGGGACGATTACGGTGTGGCGGATCACGCCGGACGGGACGCGGACGCTGGTGCGCGGGTCGACGGGCCTGATCGACGGGCTGGTGTGGACGGCGGAGACGCTGGTGGTCGAGGACTACGAGGCGCCGCTGACGGTCCCGGTGTCCTACTACGCGGAGGTCCGCTCGGGCGGGGTGGTGACGCAGACGCGTCTCGCCGGGCCCATCACCGTCCCCCACGACGACCCCAACATGGCGTGGCTGCGCGACCCGGGCAACCCGCAGCGGAACATGCAGGTGATGGTGCGGCGGGCGCCGGACTGGCAGCGGGAGATCGCCCAGTCCGAGTACCGCGTCCGCGGGCGCCGGAACTCGGTGGTCCTGTCGGATGTGCGCGGGGGACTGGCCGGGGACCTGGCGGTGTGGACGCGCAGTGACGAGGAACGGGCGGCCCTCCACTGGCTCCTCGACTCAGGCAACACGCTGCTGTGGCAGGCGATCCCGGGGATGGGTGTCGCCGACACGTACGTCAATGTCGGCGCGATCGCGGAGGCGCGGACGACGCCGTACGCGCCGGAGCTGTGGCGGGAGTGGACGCTGCCGCTGAAGCAGGCGGACCAGCCGGTGTCGGTGGGCGTCGCCTCGTCGGCGGGCCGCACCTGGCAGGACATCCTCACCGAGAACAGCACCTGGGCTGACGTACTGTCCGCGTTCGCCACGTGGGAGAAGGTCCTCCTCAACCAGCCGAAGTAGCAAGGAGGCTGGCGTGTACTCGGTGTCGGCTCGCTTCCTCCAGACGATCGCGGAGTCCCACGCTCCGGTGACCGAGGTCGTCCTCTTCCGGACGGACGGCAGCACCGTCCGGCTGGATCACATTGGCGGGTCGGTGCCGGTGGATCTGGGGAGCGCGGTCCGGCGGACGTGCTCGGTGACGTCGCCGGACACGTCGCTGATCCCGCGCACCCCGGCCGACAAACTCAACGTCTACGGCTCCCGTCTGCGGATCTCGCGCGGCGTGCGGTACTCCGACGGCACGCAGGAGTTGGTGCCGCTCGGCGTGTTCCGCGTCGACGAGATCAGCGGCGATGTCGACGAGGGGCCGGTCACGATCTCGGGGAAGAGCCTCGAATGCGTGGTCGCCGACGACAAGTTCACAGTCCCGTACCGGGCGTCGGGGACGGCGGTCGGCGCGATCACGGCGTTGATCCAGCGGTCCATCCCCGACGCGATCGTCATCAACGCGGCGACGGACGCCGCGATCGGCCCCCGCACCTGGGACGTCGAGAGCGACCCGTGGGCGGCCGTCGTGGAGCTGGGGCGGGCGATCGGCGCCATGGTGTACTGCGACCCGGACGGGGTTTTCACGGTCGCCGAGCTGCCGGATCTGGCATCGGCGACCCCGGCGTGGACGATCGCCGCGGGCGACGGCGGCGCGTACGTGTCCGCCTCCCGCGGCATGACCGCCGACAAGGTCTTCAACGGCGTGCTCGCACGCGGGGAGAACACGGAGGCCAACATCGCCCCGGTGAGCGCGCTGATCGTCGACAACGACTCGGGGAGTCCGACTTACTGGTCCGGGCCCTTCGGGCGGCGCCCCACTTTCTACTCGTCCAGCACGCTCACCACAACCGGCGCGTGTACGGCGGCGGCCACGCTGCTGCTCCGCTCCGCGCAGGCCCCCAACGCATCCGCCGACATCAGCTCCCTGCCGAACCCCGCGCTGGAGGTAGGGGACGTACTGAGGGTCGTCTACCCGGACGGGTCCAAGGAGCTGCACCAGGTCGCCTCGTTCACGGTCCCGCTCGACCTGGGCGGGGCTTTCACGATCCAGACGATCAGCGCGAAGGAGGGCACGTGAACACGACATCTGTTCAGGCCGATCTCGCGGACGCGATGCGGCAGTCGGCTGTCGATGCGGGCGCCGGTACGCCGGCCGTACGGGGCTCCAACTGGCAGCTCGCCACGGTCACGGCGGTGGCGACGGACGGGACGCTCACGGCGGCCGGGATCTCCGGTATCCGGCGGGTCGCCCGGTTCATCGACCCGGCGGTCGGCGATGTCGTGGTCATCTCCCAGTCGGCCAGCGGGAACTGGCTGGCGCTCGACCGGTTGGCGACGTCGGTCGGGGAGTGGACGACGCTCCCGCTCGCCGGCGGATTCAGTGCAGCGGCTGGCTACTTCGCGCCCGTGTACCGGGTGATCGGCCGCGAGGTTCAACTTCGGGGGAGCGCGACCAAGAGCACGACGCTCGTGTCGGGCGATGTGTGGGCGACGCTCCCGGTCGGGGCCCGGCCGACAACGGACATGGACATCGTGATGGGCATGACCCACGGCACCAACGGCACGAACTACGGGGCCTGCCGGGGGATCATCCGCACCAACGGCACCATCGAATATCGCGGCCCCAGCGTCAGCACCCTCGTCTTCCTTTCTCCTATGAGTTTCTGGCTGAGCTGAGAGGCCCGCACCCCCATGGCAACTGACAGCTACGGGCAGAGCGTCACGGTTCCCGCGCTCACCGACGCCCCCAACATCTCCACCGTCGGGACGTCCATCGACAACCTCGTCGGCCGCAGCGTGATGCGGTTCGCGTCGGCGTCCGCGCGCGCCGCCACCCTCACGTCCCCGGTTGAGGGGATGACGACGTGGCTGGCGGACGTCGACCAGCTCGCGGTGTACGACGGCAGCGCATGGGTGGTCCTCGCACGCTCGGCCGCATACTCGGCGGTCGAGGACACCACCAACCGGACCACGGTCTCCAACAGCTACGTCAACGGGTCCGGCACTCTGTCGACGACGATCGTCGGCCCCAAAAGCGGCCAGATCGACGCCACCCTGTGGGTGCGCTGCGACAACAGCGCCAGCGCCAACACGTTGTCCAGCCTGGCCGCGTCCGGGTCGGTGTCCGGCACCCTCTACACCCCGAACGACAACGCGGCGATCCAGTGGGCCGACAACCTGTCCGCCGGCCCACTGACCGTGAATCAGACGATCTCGTGCGCGGTCGGCGAGACCGTCACCGTCACCGTCCAGCACCGCGTGGTGTCCGGTACCGGCAACTTCCGGTACCGCCGGCTCCGCCTGCGTCAGCTCTGAGGAGCCCTGTGCCTGACGACGAGATCCCCCCGGAGCGTCCCGCGCAGCCGCGCGTGGACGAGCACGCCGCTGACGTCGACACCCTCGTCGACCTCGGCCACATCCCTGCCCCGCCGCCGGAACCCCAGCCCCCGCAGGCCGGCTGACCGGCCGTCCCGCCTGACCGAAAGGAGGTCAGGCGTGCCACGAATACGGGCTGCCCTGGCCACGCTCGCCCTCACCCTCGCCGCTCTTCTCGTCGGCGCGTCCCCGGCGCCTGCGGATCCTCCGCCGGACGGCCCGGTCCTCATCGAGGGCGTGGACCTGCATGACACGACGATCCGGCTGGTGGATGGCACGTACTACATGTACGGGTCGGTGTACGGGTGCGGTTACGAGTGGTACGTGAGCGGGACGCCATGGTGTGGGTTCGGGGTGTCGACGGCTCCGTCGCTGGGCGGTCCGTGGACAACTCCGAAGCTGCTGTTCGATCCGAACAGTCAGGACCCGTGGGCGAAACGTTCCTGGCAGGAGACGTGCGGCGGGACGGGTCAGGGCTGCTTCAACCCCAGGGTGATCGTCCGGTCCGGCTGGGGCTACAACGACGCGGTCCCCATCCTGTGGTTCAACGCGCCACGCCACTACTCCGACACGAAGGCGAACGCCTACAACGTAATGGGCTGCGCCAGCTTGGTCGGCCCGTGCGGCCCCGGCGCCACCCCGAACGGCTCGTACAACAAGCCGAGCCTCTCGGTGTGCGCGGGGAACGGCGACTTCGGCATCATCGAACGGCCCGGCGTCCGGCCCGCGATCGTGTGCTCGATGCCGGGTGCCGCTCAGCTCAACATCGAGGAGTTGAACTACAGCGGCAGCGGCGGTACCGGGCAGGGCGTCCGGCAGGTGGCGGGCATGTCCGGTCCGGTCGAGGGCCCGGGCGGTTGGTGGGATGCCGGGCGGGAGCGCTACGTCCTCACCTACTCGGATCAGGGGTGCGGTTACTGCGCGGGGACTCCGATCGGGTACGCGGTCTCGTCGTCGCTGTACTCGGGTTGGTCGGCGCCGGGCAACGTGGGCTGGGGTGCGCCGAGCTACGGCCGGAGGATCTTCAACGGGAACAGTTGCGGCGGCCAGCCCCGTACCGTGACGGTCCTGGATGGCCGCCCATACCAGATCATCGATCTGTGGGTGGGTGCGCGTAACGAGACGCAGGCGCCGACGCTGGTGACGCCGTTGGATTACACGCCGCGTGCGGGCGCCCCGGGTGACGGCAAGGTCTGGGTCCCGCCGGTCTCCCTGTCCTGCTCCTGACCCGCCCCGCTCTGTCTGCCCCGGCCGATCGGTCCGGGGTTTCTTCATACCCTGGAGGCTCCATGCCCGATCTGTGGATGCCGGGCGCGACCCGGCTGGACATAGGCGACCACGCGCCGACCGACGGAGGTGGCGCGAAGGCGATTGCCCACATCACCTGGGATCGCAACGCGTCGGCGGCCAAGCCTGCCGACCTCGTCCCGTACGCCAGCCTGCGCTCCTACTTCGCAGGGGCAGGCGCTAAGGTCGCCCCGCACGTCCTGTGGGACCCGTTCACCGGCCGCGTCACCCAGTTCGTCCCGGCGAATTCCCGCTCCAAGTCGCTCGCCGACAAGGCGGGCGGGACGCGCACGAACCGCGCGGGGAGCGTGGTCCTCCAGATCGAGGCCCTGTTCTTCCCGTACTGCCGGGTCGGCGATGCCGTGTACGCGCGCCTCGTCGACACGCCGTGCAAGGGCTGGCCTGAGTTGCTGGCGTGGGTGCGGTCGTGGGGTGTCCCCGACGTGTGGCCGATGGGACGGCCGACGTCGTTCGCGTCGAACCGGTCGGCGTCCACGTGGGCGTCGCAGGCCGGTTGGTACGGGCACAGCCAGGTCCCGGAGAACGATCACCAGGACCCCGGCTCGTGGCCCGCGTTCACGACCGGCGAGGTGAAGCCGCCGACGTTCGAGCCGTTCCCCGGTGCCGCGTTCTTCAGGGCGGGCCGCCGGTCGCCGATCGTCAAGGCGTGCCGTCTCCGCCTGATCGCGGAGGGCTGCAACCGCTACCAGTCGTCGACCAGCCCCGACGTGTGGGGATCGGGTGACGTCGCCTCGTACGCGGCGTGGCAGCGGAAGTGCGGCTACACGGGGAGCGCCGCCGACGGCATCCCCGGCAAGACCTCCTGGGACAAGCTGAAGGTGCCGAACGTATGACCGCGATCCACTACGACCTGGAGTTCCTGGAGGACGGGCGCACCATCGATCTGATCTCGATCGGCATGGTGTGCGACGACGGCCGCGAGTACTACGCCGTGAACTCGGACATGCCGGTCGATAAGATCCTCAACCACCAGTGGCTGAAGGCCAACGTGTGGCCTCACCTGCCCCTTCGCGGCTACAAGCCCCCGCCGCAGATCAACGCTCTCCAGCAGAGTGACGGCTCGCTGGACACGACGGACGCGCGCGTGAAGCCCAAGTGGGTCATCGCCAATGAAGTCCGCGACTTCCTCCAGGCCACCCCAGACCTAGAGCTGTGGGCGAACTACGGCGCCTATGACCACGTCGGTCTCGCGCAACTCTGGGGGCCGATGGTCCGCCTCCCCGACGGCGTGCCGATGTTCACCCACGACATTCAGCAGGAGCGGGCCCGGCTCGGCCTGAGCTGGGACGACCTCCCCGAGCAGGAGGCGGGCGAGCACAACGCGCTTGCGGACGCCCGCCATAACCAGACCGTCCGGCGCTGGCTCGCCGAACAGGAAGCGAGAACACGATGAACAACGAACTCAACTTGCCCGACGTCGACACGGTCGTGAAGACGGCGGGCGCGTACGCGCGTGACCTGGCGGAGCGGACGGCGGCGACGTTCGTCGTGGCCGCCGGTGGTGTGGCGGTCGCGGCCGGTCCCGCCGACATGTTCCACGCCTCGTTCTGGCAGACGATGGGCGCGGCCGGGATCGCGGCGGCCGGGTCCCTCCTGAAGGGGATGCTGGCGCGCGCGTTCGGCGCGAAGAACTCGGCGTCGCTCGCCAAGGGCGTCTGAGGGAGGCATTGTGGCTGAGGGTGAGCCGTCCAACGGCGAGCTGGGGCGGCTCATCGGCTCGCTGCAGACCCGGCTGGATTCCCGGTTCGGGGAGCTGAACGCGCGCCTCGACAAGGTCGTGAGCCTGGACGTGTACACGATCCAGACGACCCACGTTGAGCAGCGGCTTGCCCAGCTCCAGGCGGAGATCCAGCGCTGCTCGGATGCGGGCTCCGTGCTGGAGGACCAGTTCGAGCAGTACCAGCGGGACGAGGCGCGGCGCCGGGAGAGCGAGCGGCAGCAGCGCCTCTACTCGGCGATCATCCCTGTCCTGATCGCGGTGGTGTCGACGGCGATCGCGATCTGGGCGGTGATCGCGAAATGAGCGGGACGCGGAAGCGGCGGGGGTGGAGGTGGCCGCGCGCGGAGTGGATCGGCGCTGCGACGGCTGTGCTCGCGCTGGGGCTGATGGCGCTGCTGGCGGTGATGGTCGTGGACCAGGCGCGCGAGCTACGCGTCGAGCGGCAGGCGCGGGACGCTCTGGCCCGTCAGGTGGAGGAACTGGGTGAGACCCCGGTGGCTGGCCCGGCGGGGAGTCGCGGGGAGCCGGGCGTCTCGGTGACGGGGCCGCCCGGGGCGCAGGGTGTGCGGGGTCCTGCGGGTGTTGCTGGTCCGCCTGGTCCGTCGGGTTCTCCCGGGCCGTCTGGTCCGGCCGGCCGCGATGGCGATGACGGCGTGTCGGGGGCTGAGGGGACGCCGGGTGCGGTGGGCGCTACGGGTCCGGCGTGTCCGGACGGGTACTCGCTCCAGGCGCCCGCGTCCGATCCGGATGTGCTGGTGTGCCGTCGGGATGGTGCTCCGTCGCCGGGCGGGGATGCGGGTGGGAGTCCGCAGGCGATCGGGCTGGATCCGCTGCGGCGGCTGTACGGGTAGGTGTTGCCCCCTCCTTCGGGAGGGGGTGTTTCGTGTTTTCGGGGACCCCCTTGCCATAACGCATCATGTGATGCATTATGGAGTCACGGCAGAGGGAACAACCCCGAAGCCCCGCCCCGAGGAGACGAAATGACCTTCACCAGCCGCGACCTCCGCGACCAGATCATCACCGCCACCGACGCCTCGGACGGCGAGTACAACATCGACGCCATCCTCGACGAGATCATCGAGGAGCACGGCGCCGTCGACATCGACACCCTCGACACCGGCGAGTTCTGGGCCATCGTCGGCAAGCACGCGGTCGCCTGATGACCGGCCTGTGGACCATCGCCGAGGTGGCCGCACACCTCGGCGTGAAACCGGACAGCGCGCGCGGCAACCTCTCTCGATGGAAAGTCCGCGCGCGCGAACGCCGTATCGACGAGCAGGGGCGGGCGTACTCCCTGTACGACCCCGACGAGGTCCGCAAGGCGTACGCGGCCCGGCCCGGACGCGGAAACTGGAAGCCGGAGAGCTGACCTACTCGGCGTGACGCACGGCCTTCTTGACCGCCGCCTCGACCGTGTACCGGTCGTGCCCGGCGTCCCGCGCCCATGCGGTGATCCGCTCCTGTGCGGCGTGCGCGAGGCCGGTCGTCAACCGCTGCTCGCGGATCGCGTCCCAGCAGGCGCGCTCCAGGTCGATGAGGTCGGCAGGCAGATCGATCGCAGTCACGAGCAGCGATCCTACGACGGGCCTCCACCGGCACCCCGACACAAGAGAAGGCCCCCACGGATTCCGTAATCCGTAAGGGCCTTCCCCACGCACACCGTCGGCCGTCAGGCGTACCGTTCCAAGTGGACGCAAGGAACTGGAGACCAGTATGGCCTACACCGCCAACAGCGGGGCCATCGTGGAGAGCAACGGGCAACGCCTTGCCCGCCTCCGCGACGGCCGCCGCTGGACACAGCAACGCCTCGCCGCCGAGTCCGGGTACGCGCTGCCCACCATCAAGGCGTACGAACAAGGGCGCCGCAGCCTTGACCGGGCCGCCGTGATTCTGACCTTCGCGCGGGCCCTCAACTGCCATCCCACCGAAATTACCGGAGCACCCTACGTGCCACTCCGAGCCGACCACGACGGGCAAGACGCCGTCGCTTCGGTTGCGGCCGTCCGACGGGCGCTGATGCGCCACGGGCGCCCCACCCGACCTTCCGACAGCGAAGCGGCGTCCGTCGACCTGCCAGACCTCACGCGACGCGCCGCCGAAGCCAACCAGTACCGCCAGTCTGCTGCCCTCGCCAGGTCTGGCAGCATCCTCCCGCAGCTTCTGCGTGACCTCCAAGTGGCGGCTGAGCTTTCCGACGCCGATGAGCGCCGTACCGCGTACGGCCTCCTCGCCTCTGTGTACGAGTGCGCGATGCAGTACCTGTACAAGCTCGGGCACACCTCCGATGCCACCCTCGCGACCGAACGCGTTCTGTGGGCGTCGCAGGAGACCGGCGACCCGCTTCGTGTCCTGGCCGCGCACTGGTACGACGCGGGCGAGTTCCTGACCATCGGCGAGCACGACGAGGCGGGAGCGATCATCGACGAGGCCCTCACGGAACTCGGCGCGATCAGTTGCCCGGGGCCGGAGGCCGTGTCGCTGCGAGGGGCGTTCCACCTGAAGGCATCGCTGAACCTGGCGCGTGCTACGGACGAGGCTGGAGCGGTTCGCCACCTGGGGCTGGCGACGGCGGCGGCTGAGGAGTTGGGCGAGGACCGGAACGATTGGCAGATGCAGTTCGGCCCCACGAATGCGGCGCTGTGGAGCGTGAGCCTGCCGGTAGAGATGGGCCAAGGCCGAAAGGCTGTGACCCAAGCTGAGCAGGTGAGCCTACCTAAGGACTACTCGCGGGAGAGGCAGTCGCACTTCCATATCGACCGGGGACGGGCCTACTTCTACAACGGCCAGTACGAGCAGGCCGAGGAGGCGTTCCTGGAAGCTGAGCGACTGGCTCCGCAGGCGACGCGTGCGCATTCGGCCGTGAAGGAGACGGTTGGTGCGATGATCCGCAGGCAGAAGCGTGGGCGCCTGATGGAGTTTGGCATCAGGGTCGGAGCGGTGTAACCGCCGGTAAGGGATACGTTTTGTATCCCTTACCGGACGTACGCGCCCCTACGGTCGCGGTGTGAGACGGATCACCGTGACCGTGGAGGCGCACGCTCTCCACCGAGGGGAGCCCCGTATGACCGACCACCCCGGCCCGCCCCCTGTGGGCGGCTTGCTACTCCCGGCCCTGGCGCCGCCCCTGCCTGGTGATCGCCGCGACAGCCCTGAGACCATCCGTCGCTGGCTCGCGAGCGCCAGCAAATCCCCGGAGCAGGCACTCCGGGAGTGGGCCGGGCAGTCGATCACGCTGCTGCCGCTCGGGCGCCGCTACTCCGCAGTCCGCATCCCGGGCGCTCTGGTCCCCGAGGGCGTCACCGAGGACGCCGCTGTGGAGCCCGGCTTCGACGCCGTCCGGGACGTCCTCGCGGTGTTGGGTGGCCCGGTCATCCACGACCGTCTGACGGTCGGCGGCTCGTACTACGCGCTCGTCCCCCGGGGCCGCACGGATGTGTGGCCGTTCCCGGATGACGCCCCGTATCTCGACGACGGGGTGTGGCTGGGCGTCCCTGACATCGCGCACGTCGGTTTCCCGGGGAGTTTCTGGCTGATCCCTCCCCGCTACCAGGGTGATCTGTGCGGCCTTGACCTGGTCTCCGACTTCGTCCTCCAGGCCACGCAGGCTGCGGACGCAGGGGGCGGCCAGTGAGGGCGGGCGAGCCGTCCGTCGCGGAGAGCGGCCCGCTCCACCTGTCGGTGTGGTCGCCCGCGGTGCGGCCGGTTCCCGGCTGTGCCGAGTGCGCGGAGCTGGCCGAACTGCGCGCGCAGGCTCGCCGCGCGGGTGACGGGTCGAGGGCGTCGGACTACGCAGTGATGATCCGCACCCACGACACCGGCCACGCCGGTACCCCGTGAGCCCCGTGTCCGGCCTGTTCTCTGCGCCGATCGGGCCGGGCACGGGATCGACGGCCGCCCACGGCTCCCCGGGCGGCCGGGCCCGCCGTCGTGCGTCTCCCCCGTGCGCCGGCGGCGGGCTACTCGTCGGCGAGGGCGCCGACGGTGGTGTGGAGGGCGCGAGCGAGGAGGAGGAGATCGGTGACGGTCATGTTGGTGCCGGCGGATTCCCACCGGTGGATCGTCTTGTGGTCGCGTCCGACGCGTTCGCCGAGCTGTATCTGGGAGAGGCGGAGTTCGCGGCGGCGGTTGCGGATGCGTTCCCCGATGACCCGGCGGTGGGCGGGTACCCAGTCGGGCAT